TGAAGCTAAAGCAGAAGCGGCAGGTGCTACGACTCCTGAAGCTAAATCAGCATATATCCAACGTAAACAAAGAGAAGAAGCTGATAGAACCCCAGAACAAGTAAAAGCAGGTGGAAGAAAACCTATGGCTGATGGGCAGGATTGGGAATATGAAGACTATGCTAGACTAGTATCTGCTGGTGCTGATGTTGGTTCAATGATAGCTTCCTTTGTTCCAGGATATGGTACAGCCACATCAGCTGCACTTGGAGTAGGTAGTACAATAGGAAACTTTACAGCTGACTTGGCTGATGAGAGTGTGGGAGTAGGTTCTGCATTCTTAAATGCTGGGGCTGGATTAGGAATGGACCTTGTAGGTCTGATTCCAGGTTTGGGAGCTGCTGGTAAAGGTAGTAAGATTATAAAGAATCTATTAAAAGTTGCTCCTAAGTTGATTACAATTTGGAGTACATCTACATCATTTGCTCCTGCAATGCAAGCCTTTAATAAGCTAAAGGATAAGGGTGCTAAAGAAATGACCGTAGAGGACTGGAAAGCATTGGCTAATGGTCTAACAGCTGCTGCTGGTGTTACTCGTTGGGGAGCTGCTGCTGCAAAGAACAAAATCAATACACATAAATATGGAACTACTACTAGAACAGTTACTACTAAATCTGGTAAGCAAGTTCAAATGTCAGAAGATGAGTTCCAGAGAATAAAGGAAGCTTCTGGTATTGAAGGTCAGAATGAAGCTTTACAAGCTGTAGAAGGTGCAAAAGGCGAACAACTTCCAACAACATTTAAGAGTTGGTATAATCCTAAGAGGATATATCAAGGAACTCCCGATGTTGGAAAGAATACTGTAATCAATACAGATGCTATGAAGAGAACTGCCCCTGATGGTACTATTCTTGAGCCAACTAAATGGTCTAATGAAGGTATTTGGAGAAGTGCAGTAAATAATAGTTTTGGTAAGAACTGGAAAGGAGATTGGTTTAAGAACTGGGGATATGCTCCTCCTAAGAGTAACGCCCCAAAGCCAGCCAAACCTAAGAAAACTAAGCAAGCTACTCAACCCTTACAGTACAAGAGGAAAGACACACCTGTAGGTACTTCTATAAGAGACAGGATTGACAAGAATTTAGGAATTAACAATTTTAACCTTACTGGTAACGATGAATATACAAGGATATACGACAGAGTAAGAGAGAGGGAATATCAACAGATGTTTGATGAGGCTGACGCAAAGGCTTTGAAACAAATTAGGACTAAGACTTCTGCTAAGAATAAAAGAGAACAGTATGCTAATTCTATGGCAGATGATGCAATAGCTTTACAATATTGGAGAAAGAGGTATCCTAAGAGAACCGCTGGACTAAGTGATAATGACCTACTAGACTTAATTGAGCAGCAGAAAGTAGCCAGTAGAGACCCACAAGGTAGACTTAAGTTTAACGCAGGTGGTGTAGTTCAATTCCTACAAGGTGGTAACACTGTAGGAAGAATCAAAGCTAAAGATATGTCTAATTGGAATAGAGCTAATGCTTTAGCCAACTATGATTGGATTGCTGATTATGATAGATGGGCATCTCAACATGAAGGTTCAGATGACGTAGTTGATTCTTATATATTAGCATTTAACGGTGGTGAAGATATTTACGACCAACTAACATCTAAGACAGGTGATTATTTCGGAGGTAAGTACAATTATTCAGTACAAGACCCATTAGCTAAACATAGACAGATTACTTTTAGAGGTACTAATCAAGGCTTTGATGATTTAATCAGAAAGGGTATTGTAGGTTATGGTACTACAGAAGGTAACTCTGAATTTGATATATATGCTGGTGATAGAACTGGTAACAGAACACTCGCAAGAGGAATGTCTCCAGAAGATGTTGCTCGTTTTAATAAGCAGTTAGCAACTAGAGGAATGGAACTCTATGATAAGGGTAACGGTGCTTATAGACTAAGGAGATTAGAACAAAAACCTGTTGAATTACCAGAGGTTGTTGTAATTGCTGATGCTCCTAAGACTCCTGCAACTACTAACCCTTCAGCTATTAATGGAGCTGCACTTGAGGAAGATAAAGGTTTCAGTCTTGGAGTAATGCCAGAGGATGTAATAGCATTAGGTAGAATGGTCAGTGGATTGGCAGCTAACAACAGAGCAGCTAAGTTGTATAAAGAAGGATTAAAACCTACTTTATTAGACACATTCGAAAACACTGTTCCATTGCAAGGTAATTTCCAAGCTACAACTAATGCTGAACAACAGGCAGGTAATCTCGAATCTGTTGCAGCTAGACCTAGAACTTCTGATGCTTCACTTCAGCTTGCTGGAAAATTAGAAGCTAGTGGTAGAGCAGGTCAAGCTAGATTCCAAGGTGGTCTACAAGATGCAGAAATGTTCTATAAGACTAGAATGTTAGGACAACAAGAATCTGATGCTGCTAAGGCAAGGAGAGTTGATGTAGCTAATAGGAACAGAGCTTCAATAAATCAAATTGATGCAGCTAAGAAACAGATTGATGCAGCTAGAGTTACATCTAACTATCAAAATGTTATTGCTCCTTATTTAGCTGGGGTTGAGAACCAATTCGCACAGAAGAGGGCTATGAACCAACAATTAGATATGGAAGAAGCTGAAAGAACTTACTCTCCAGCGTTCGATAGACTAACCCAGGATTATAACAATGCTTATAAAGCATACGGTGCAGCTAATAACAATAACTATACTGGGTGGGAGACATCTAATGAGTATAAATCATTAGTAAGTAGAAGAAAAACTCTTAATGATAAGGTATCTCAGTTCTTACTGGATAAGAGAAGAGGAATAATGGGTTCTCCATATATGTTCCAAGTTAAGAAAAACTCTTCTATAAAGACTCCATATGTTAAGTCTGGAGGTAAACTAAGTGCTGCTGACAGAGAGAAATTACAAAGAGCTAAAGATTTTAATAAGAGATTGCTTGAAGACAATAAGCAGTTCCACAAAGATATTATGGAATCTAAGAGAGAACATAACAAACTGATAATGTCTATGTCTTCTCTAACTTCTGAGTTAATAAAGAAAGCAATGTCATGAGAATAACTTCTAATATAGATAAGCTACAACAGGGTGGAGGTATTCCACCCTTTGTTAGCTACACTAATGTTCCAAGACCTCAACCAACTGCTCCGTATAGCACATCAGATGCTAAACAAGCAACTGGAGGAGAATCAGAAGGAGGGTTTGGTTTACTAGATAAAAATATGGTGAAGATGCTTTATGAGAAGGGCTTACCAAGTGATGTAGAGCAATTCTTAGACCAATCTGGGTTGTTCTCTGAGTCCATAATGTCTAACCCATTTGAAAAGACTAACGGTGCAGCCCAATATAAAGCACTGTTAAAGATATTACCTAAAATAGCTATGAATAAGGAAGAGTATAATAGAGCCATACAAGAAGCTACTAAGAACAATGCTCTTAAAGAAACAGCTATTGATACAGACGGTAGAGTATTTGCAATTAGTCCAGATGGTCAAGTTACTAAGAAATTTATAAGCCAATTAGAGGAAGGTGAGCAAACCTTAACAGTTGGTCAAATGGCTGAGAATAGAGCCTATAGTCAAGGATTAGCATTTAACAGTAATGCTATTACTGCTATTGCTAACAGCACAAGTATTGAACAAATTAATAAGACAATATGGGAAGTGATTAAGAATTTAGGTTCTAATACAAGAGCTAATGAATACTTTAGGTCTAAGGATGAAAGAAAAGCTAAGGCAGGAATTGATAAGCTATTAGAGGAAGGTGCAGACGGTGTGTATAAGATTAATTCTAAATCTATATCACAGGATGCTCAAGCCAAATATGCTTTGAATTATATATTATCAACATTACCAGCTAATCAAAAAGTTCTATTGCAAGACTATGCCAGGAAATCTGGACTAGATTTAAAGACTGGTCCGTTAGAAATCATTACTAGCATGATACAATCTGGAATCAGTTCTACTGAAGAACTTGGAGTTAACTATGACAAGCAAGCTACTAATGGTGCTAATACTGATGAGAAGGGCAACAAGAAGACTAGGGCATTTGATATTCCTATGATGATTATAACTGGAGATGGTCTTCCTAAAGAGAAGGCAAGAATTAGTTTAGGTAGTAACTATGCTATTGATGTACGGGCACAGAAGTTACCATTCATTCCAGGTAGTGATGGTAAACCTATTGGTCCGACTTCCTTAATGGGAGCTTTAAGTGGTCAATTAGGTAGTGTAGTTAATAAGGATGCTGTCCATGTTGGTAGACAAAGACTTGATGCCACTAAGCTTAATCAGCTATACTATGACGGTGCTGGAGTATCTACAATGGAATTACCTTATATTCTTGATAAAAATGGACAAGCTGTTCCTGATTTCGATGTTGTAGATGCTTACAAGGCAGCTGAGGATGAAATCGATAAGAGAGGTAAGGATGTTACTAAAGCTGAAGTAAATCAAATATTCCAAGAAAAAGGTCTGAATAGATATTTTAATGAAGATGGTAGTCTTAATAGGGATAACTATATGAGGTTTGCAGGCATATCAGTTATTGGTGATGATGAAACCTTTGAAGACCCTGACGATAACTCTGACTTCTTTATGCCTATCACAGATGATAGGTTAACAGCACAGATAAATGCAACATTAGGTACTAAGTCAAACCCTATGGATATGGGAGACCTATATAGAACTATTGCTTATGTACCTATTTATGACTCTCCGAGTCTAGCAGGTGCAGCATCTGGTAACTTCTCATGGATTAAGGATGAAGGAGCTATGATGGAAATAGCAAAAGAACAACAACTCCGTAACGCTAGACAGGCATATAACAACAACATAACTAAAAGTCAATTATTAAATGGACGATAAGAAGCCGAATGATTGGATGTTGAATGTGTTACAGAACCCTAGTTTCTCTTTATCTGATTTTAAAGCGGTAGGGATTGATGGTAATAACACTTCCATTGAAGATAGAGAAGTCTATGCTAATAACAAGATTATACAATCAAATCCACAATTCCAGGATAGTGACGGTAACTTTGATAATGCAAAGTTTAACCAATTCTATGATGGTGCATTAGAGTCATATCAACTATTAGCTAATAATACGTTTAATGAGACTGTAATGGATGAGGCTACCTTTGGATTTAATAATATTTGGGCACCTAAGGAAGCTAGTAAAAGAACTCAACCTGAGTTTCAAATCAATAGGATATTCAATCCTGACAGAAGGAAGATGGGAGTAGAGAAAGTAGGGTTCACTAGTGATAGAACCCTTACTGCTGCTGAAATAGCTCAGACTCAAAAGGTATATGACCCAGAGACAGGTGAGTGGGATGAATCTCCTAATGATGCATGGCTAGGTAGGAATTGGTTCCAACCAGTAGCCCTAGCTCAATGGGACTCCGATGATTATCATATTGACCCAGAAACCAATAGAAAGGTATGGCACAAGAAAGGTGAGCTAAAGCTAAACGACGAAGGTACTTACTACTATGAAAAATTAGGCAGTAGAGAACCTTATGGTAGACAAATACTATCTCCATTTGACGTTCTAACTACTGATGGTTCTAAGGCTAATAAATATGACTTCTTCGATTCAGATAGCTTAGATAAGAGTGTATTCGGAAGTATAATGAAGAATACATTTAAGATTGCTCCTATGTTTGTGCCTTATGTAGGACCAGTATATATTGGATTAGGTATTGCTAATGAGTTAGCTAAAGTGTTACCTATTATATATAAGACTACATTTGGATTAGCTGGAGCATCTACTGACTGGGCTAATAAGTTAGAAGGATTTGCATACTCTATGGATAGCGGAACATCTGAGTATGCTAAGCAACACCCTTGGGCAGCTGAGAACATCCTTAATATGGTTGGCGATGTAGCTAAACAGCTATATGAACAGAGGTGGATATTCACTAATGCCCCAAGATTATTTAAGTCTTACGGCATATCATCTAAGAATGGTACTCCGTCAGAGTTGGATAAGCAAATAACTAAGTTGGCAGAAGAGTATACTCAAACTGCTGTTAAGGATATTCCTAAGGTATTAAAGTCTTTAGAGGCTACAGGTAGTCTTGATATTATACAGAAAGAAGCTTTAGCTAAAGCTACTATATGGGGTCAGAATTATATGAAGAGTTACGAGAACTGGGGTAAACACCTATCTCGTCTTTATATGACTGGTACAGCTTCATATAATGCTTTTAGTGATGCTAAACAAGAAGGAGCATCTGATGAACAAGCTGCTGCTGTGTTCTGGGGATATATGGCTGGAATGTATGCTCTAATGGTTAGTGATATTGGAGAACACGTACTTCCAGAATTGAGGATGGATAAGGCTCAAATCAAAAAACTTATCCAAGATGTAAGTCAGCAAGCAAAGCAAAGTATATCTACTAATGCAGTTAAATCTGAATCTAAGGAGTTAACTAAGAATGTATTTGCTAAGTTGTTTAATGGTGCAAAGTCCTTTGCTCAGAATAACTACAAAGCTATTGCTGATGGCTCTACTTCTATTCTATCTAATGCTCTTGCAGAAGGTGTAGAAGAAGTAACTGAGGAAGTATTATATGATGTTACTAAAGCAACATTTAATGCTATCTCATATTTTACTGGTAACGAAAGAAGGCTATCAGCTTTTAATGATATGGCTTCTCGTTATAGTATGTCATTCTTTGGAGGTGCTATCGGTGGTGGTATGTTCCAAGGTATTAATGATATTAAGATTAGAAAATCCTACGATTCTAGTAATATGCAGGCTAATCAAGAACTTATCTATCTAATCAGACAAGGTCGTGGTGAAGAGATTTACAAGGCTTTGAGGGATATGAAGAAGAAAGGAGTGCTTGGTGATAGAAACCTATCTGCAACTAAGGTTGATAAGGTGGGTGATAAGTATGCATATCAACAAGGAACTGATAAAGATAATCAAAATGATGCTATATATAGTCTAATGAAGGATTATGTAAGCAACATTGAACAAGTTCTATCTGTTGAGGGAATGAAGCTATCTGATGCTACTTTACTTGATAAGCAAATGTTATCTGAGTTAAGGTATCAGGAGTTATTCAAGAATGCTCCTTCTGCTGGTAAAATTTTACAAGACTTCAATAATCTTGCTGATAGGTTTTTAACCCTACACAGTAAGATTGATGAAATCAATGCTACTTATTCAGACGAGAACGGTAAGAAGAGTAAGGAGTATGCTGATGCTATGGCTGCTGTTCAACAGCAAATAGATGATGCTAAGAAGGAACAATATGAGTTCTTACATACTGGTAAGAGAGGTAAGTATTTAGGAATGATGATGTTCTCTACTAATCCTGTGATTAGTAAGCCATTTATTGATATGAACTTCAGAATGTATGCAGAGTCCAAATATAACAAAGACTTTGAAACATTATCTGAAGATGATATAGCTAAAGCTAAAGAGGACTACAACGATTACCTACAGTATGATGCCAATTCTAAGTTAGATATGGCATATGATGTATTCCGTAATATGAACGAGAAGCTATCTCCTATCTTCCAAGAAGCAGGAGAGTTGGGATATAAGCAATATGCTCAACTAAAAAGGAACTTCTATAGTGCCAATCTATCTCTGACCGATGCTGATGGTAATGTTACTCCTATGACTATATCAGATATACTTGGTGATATGTTCGGAAGTAAGAATGCTACTGATGAAGATATAATCGAGAAGGCTGAGAGTCTAAAGAAACCGAGAATAAATGAAGCTAAGGAACATCCATTTGATGAAATATCAAGGTTCTTAACTTATACTATGCCTACGGTTGATGGTTCTGCAATCTCTAACGGTGCTGTATTGATTAGGCAGCTAAATCAAGCCGCTGACGTATTCATGGCTAATGGATATATTGATAAGGAGGTAGCTGACTCTATGAGAAGGCTAACTGAACAGGTTGTAACTGTAAATAGAGATATATACCATCAGGACATGGAGGATGCTTACTATGCTGTAAGTGAAGAGGCTGGAGATGCAATCCGTAATTGGGTTGACCAAGATTTAACTATAGCTAACATAAAGGAGAAAACCCAAGAGTTAGTCGAGAAGTTAAAATCCATTGAAGGTCTTGATGATGCACAGCAGAATATGCTGAACACTATCATTGGTGATATAAAGAGTCAAAGCAATTCAACTTTAGCTCAGAATCTTCCTATTCTTAACGATGCAAATGCTTTATTAAAGAAGCTTGATACTGCAAAGACTAATCCATTATATGATACTCTATCTAAGATAGGAATTAATGTGATTGGTAAGAAGACTAATGTATTTGACCTATTGCAGGATTTAGAGCGTCAGTTCAATGAAGTACATATCTCTGACTTTGCATTGGATAATAAGTTACAGCAAGAGCAAATAAAGGATGCAAGGAAGATTATATCAGCTGCTAGGTCTATTATATATGCTTCTCAATACGATAACTTAGATGCATCTAATCCATTTGGATTTAATGTGACTCTAAAAGAGTTTTATCAAAAGAATAGTATTGAAGATGCTCCAGAGTTAGGGCTGATTGATTCTGAAGTTGCTACTATAATGAACAGAGACTTAGATAGAATTGAGAGTAAGTTAGACTTTATCGAGAAACTGTCTAACTTGAATAAAGAATCTCAGTTAAAGGAGCAAAGAAGAACATCAGTAAATATGAACTATCTATTCTATGACGTTGTGGGTGATGAGAATAGTTTCCTATATACTAAAATGGTTGATGGGGAACCACAGCTAAAGGGAATTGATGGTGAAGTACTACTAAATGACAAAGTAAGGGAAGCTATTAATAATGCTACTACTCTAAGACAGTTTACTGAAGACAAAGACAGGACGTTGGATGTATCTGATGAAGATTATATAGCAATGGAAAAGGAAAGGGTGGCTATCGAGGATGCTCTTTATGATAGATTCCAAGAAATATCTCATGGTAAAGACCAAGTAGAAGCTATTAAATCTATCTTATTTGATGGCGGACTGTCTCATAAGGGTATTGCAAAGGGAAGTGAAGGTATTAGGTCAGTTACTAAGGCTCTTAGTGATGCTGAGAAACTAGCTTACGCTAGCGGTATCCTCGGAGTTAAGAGTTCTGATTTCCTATCACAATACTATACAGTTATTAAGAGTGATACGTCTAAGCTGGCACCTATAGCTACTCAAGAGTTTGCTGTTAGAATAGCTTATACATTAGCATCTAATAGAAGATTCATTAACAATGTAGTTAAAGCTGCTGATATTCCGAACCACCTTGAAGGTACTCCTCTTCTGAACACAGTATTTATTGAAGGTGTTCCTGGAGCAGGTAAGACTAGAGCTGTTGTTAAAACAGTATATCAAATGCTTAAAGCTGTAAATCCTAACGTAAAGACTTGGACAGCTGGACCTCGCCAAAAGCAAAGTGATAACTTAGCTGATGAGATTGGGGCTGAGCATAACACGTCATTTACTAAGGAAACATTATTTGCTAAATTAGGAGTATCTCCTGATTATGTAAATGATGCTGCTAATTTGAGTATTGTAGTATCTCCTTCTGATATTAGACACGTTGAAATTACTGGTCTTGATGAAAGAGAGTATAGTAAGGATGATTTACCATCTGTATTATTTATTGATGAGGCTACTCACTTCACTAATGGAGAATTACAAGTAATCTCTGATTTTGCTGCAAAGAACAATGTAGCAGTAGTAATGTTAGGAGATACTGAACAAAGTGGTAAGAGTCAACTATGGCGTTTAAAGGATGGAAATGATGATGTAGCTGTTTACAATACATTCTCAACTACATTCAGTATATCTCCTCCTAAGTTAACAGTTTCAATGAGAGCTTCTAATACTAATAAGAGAGACAATCTTAATAATATTAGGGCATTGATTGAACCACTTAGGGCAACTAAAACTGATATGTCTATTGCTGAGAAGTGGTCATTTATAGGTGATAATCTTGAGGTAAAATATACACAAGATGAATCTGGAGTACATGGGGAAAAAGTCCAAGGTTCTTTAGATTCTAGTGACTTAGACCTAATGTTATCTACTTTGAAAGAGGGAGAAACAATAGGATTTATCTACGATAATACTGAGTCAGATACCTATAAGATGCTTAACTCATTACCTTCTGAGAAGAAGGATAAAATAGAGTTCTTTACTGAAGACTCTGCACAAGGTAGTGAGGCTAAATACTTCATTGTTGATGTTGATTGGAGCAAGAAGAGAACTATGAATGGTGAGACTGCTGAGGCTAGTATAGAAGTGGCTGATTTTATTAAGAGCTTATATACTATTGCAACTCGTTCAGAGGAAGGTACTATCATTATTGATAACCATCTAACTGAAGTAGTTAATCCAAATGCCTTTGTAGAAAGTGACTATAATGCTCCAACATCTTATACTGATGAATCTCTTGCAGATTATAAGGAAAAGAGACTAAGAGCGTTAGAGGAAATACTTAAAGGTTATACTCCATCTAATCCAGCTATTGCTCCTGTAGTTCCAGGTGGTCAACCTGCTACCGACAAACCAACAATAGCACCTAAACTAAAGGAAGGTACTTGGATTCAACTAAATGATGGAGATAAGTATCAAGTTATGAATATAAAAGGGTCTAATTATGTTCTTGCAACTTTGGATAAAGTAGCATACTATGAATATCCTATAGAACAAATAGACTCTGTGTTAGGTGTTTCTGTTCATCTAACTACTGAACCTACTAAGCCAGTTATATTACCAGAAGGTGGTAAAAGACCTGACTTACAGCAAGTCTTGATTGAAGAGGCTCAAGCAAGTGAGGAGGGTGTTGAGAGTAATTTAGAAGCCCAAAAGAAAGCTCAGTGGTATGCTAAAGATGACCCTGGATTCAAAGTATATACTTTTGCTGGATATAGGTCTGGTATTGGTTTAGAAATGTCTCAAGGCTCTGTAGCAGTAGATGCTGACAATAATGTAAACATTATTAATTCTGGTAGAAAGTACAAGAGTACTTCTGGTGAACTTGTGGATGAGACTAAGAGTGATTTGCAAGCTCTACTTGACTTAGATACATTTAGAAATGGTTCAGTCAAGGTTCCATTTAATACTTATAACACTGCTACTACATTACTTGCAGATGTTAGAAGTGCTGTAATGTTTGCTAAAACTAATGGTGCTGCACTATCAAGTGTTAAGAAATTGGTGAGGGAGTTTCCTCCAGCTTCAAAGATAGCATCAGCTACTACTGGAGAGCTGCAAGTTAAGTATATCAATGCGTTCTATCAACAAACTGACCAGACTGTCGAGATGGGTGATAAAACTACTCCTAATAGGAAGTTAGTGGTCTACACTCTTAAAGATAGAAGTGGTAATCCAGTTGCAGAATTTACTATTGGGGTTCTTCCTGGTGAATTTACCTTAGATAACTGGGTTCAGAACTATGTTGGAGAGGATAAGAACATCAGGTCTAAATGGCAGAGGTTAAGTAAGCTACTTGCTGATGGTAACGAGGTGGCTAAGAATGCTAGACGTACAGTGTACATCCCATTAGGAACTGACTTTGCATTAGGTCCTAATATTATTTCTAACACTAAGATTAGTAAGGTAAATGAACTTGGTCAAGACATTGACAAGTTTGGAGGGAATGTTAGAAGGACTCCATTTAGTGAGTTCAAGAACGCCAAATCAAGAATAGTATCTGATGTCTTCATTATGACTAATGTAGGTGTTGATAACGATTTCTATGATAAGTCATTATCAGGTAAGGCAGTCGCATTCATAACCACCAAGAAGGACTTTACCTACAAAGGAATAAAAGCTCTGAATGACCCTAATATTCTTGCAGAAGCATGGATGGAGACAAGGGGAAATAAAGATGCTGACAAGTTAGACGAAGTGGTTAAGGTTGTTAAACTCGACCCAATAGGCGTCAACTTTGAGGAGTATATTAATGGAGTTAGTGCTTTCAGAAGAGAGTTAGCTAATAAGACTGGCAATGCAAAGATGTTTAGTCCTCCAGGAAATAAATATACTGCTGCTCGTATCTTCATGAATTTGTTACAATTTGACTTAGATTTAAAGACTGCCTTGGTTACTGGTCAAACAGTACATGGTGTATCTATTGTTAAAGGAGATAAGTTCAGATACGAAACTGGAAAGGTGGACATACCTAGTAGTAGAGTAATGGAGCTAATTAGTAGCCTAGATTCAATGATGGCTTCTGCTGTTAATAGAATCTATGGTAAAAATGATACTGAAAAGTTAGCAACAACTAATGCAGAATGGGGACTTACTGGTGAAGTTTCTCAGGCAGCAATAGACAAGCTAAATAACGCTGTACTTAATAGGTTTGACAACTATCTTGAGAATTTGAAGAGCTATAAGGATGGAGAAATCTTAGCAAAGTTTGCTGACTCATACTCATTTACACTTGCTAAGTTATTCCATAATTACTTTGCAGAATTTAGAACAGACTCTAAGAATTATTCTTTAAGGACTGATGCTAAATCTCAGAACTTACTGAGAACTGTAACTAGGGTTCTTCAAAATTATGAGCAAAGTTCCTTTAAAGAGGGTATCTATTATACTCCTGTTTATAAGGGCAGTGCTGAAGGTGGTGGTTTAGCTACGTCAATGGCATACCCCGCTATTAATATGGTTAACAACTTTACGGTGGATGTGGAAGCACAGACTCCAGATTTTGTTATCACTGGTGAAGCTTTGCAAAGGCTTGCAAATGGTATTGAACAATATATGTCTAGTAAACCAACTCTAAGACCAGTAGAACAGAATTATACTATGGACAATGCTAAAGCTGTTTTGGCTGCCAAAGCTAAGTTCGAGTATGATGAACAGTTCAAGGGAGTGTTTGAGATGGCTTCTGATATAGTTGCTAAGTCAATACCAACAAATAAACCAGCTCTTGATAAGGACATTGCAAACTCAATTTATACTACTATTAAGAAGATGGTAGCTGACAGGAAAGAGGGTCTGGTAGATTCTAATACTGAAGGTTTCATTCTTAGTGTACAAGGAAATCTTACTCCACAAGGTAGTATGCAACTGAAGTTTAACACACTCGGAGGAGTACTAAGAGGATTACTTAATCAGCCAGTAACTAACATTAGTGTTGATGGGAGTGAAGGTAGTGCTTTGTATTCTGGAAAATTTGAGGTAAATTTGCAACCATATCAATGGACAATGGATAGTACAGGTAAGGTTACTTACAGTGAAATCCAAAATCCAGCTACTGATGAAAGTCAAAAAGCTGAGAACTTAGCAAAGCTTGAAGCTGAGACACAAAAGTTGGAGGCAAGAAAAGAGAAAATACTTAATGAGCTAGTTAAAGGTGTCAATGCACCATTAGTTCCCAAAATAAAGGAAGGTATAAATATACTACTTTCTGGAGATTTAGGTACTAAGGAATACACTAGAGCTAAGGTACTAGTTGCTAAAGCATTCTCCATGGCTCCGTCCAACTTAAAGAGTGAATGGGATTCATTGTTATCAGATTATGCTAATAACAAGGATGCCATAAATAACATATTAGGAACTTGTAATTAAGCAAAGAATTATGCGTTGTATTGTTACTAATGACAAAAAAGAGATTATTATTGATTCGTTAAACAGTGTCTTCAATGATGCTGAATTGATAACCTTAGAGGCTAAGTTCAAGAGACTGGGGGAAGACCTTTCCCCTACTCTTGTCTTAGACGATGAGCGTTCTATAAGTGTAATATCAGACATCATCAATGAGTGGATTCCTGAAGCTAGAGATGTGGCTGAGTTGTTTGAAGATAATGTCCAACTAGCTCTATTAACTGAGTTAGAAGAAACAAAGGATTTACGAATTACTGACCTTAGAAAGGCAGGTGTAGCTCCAGCTAATAAGGCTGCTGCTAATTTAAACATGGACATTAAGGAAGAGTCTTTAATTGATTATCAAGAAAAGATTACTTCTTCTACTATCAATAACCTATATAGAAGTGCTCAACAGCCTCGAAATCTAATGCAAGACGAGCTAAGACGTAGTGTTATATCATCATTCCTTGTAGATTTTAAAGAGGGGCGAATAGTTAGAAGTTCTCAGGAATTTAATAAGAACCTAGCCGCTCTATTTAATAGGTTGCTGACAGATTTAAAGATATATGCAGAAGAGGCTAAAGTCGATTTCGACAATTCTCTACTGTTATATGACGAAGATGGTAAATATACTGGACAGTTCTCAGTTGTACAAAAGTTGGCTGATACTCTCTTTGGTGATAAGTTTAATGCTACATACCTTAATCATCTATATGCTACAAGAACAAGTAGCTTTAAGAGTTCTAAGGCATTAAGAGCATACAACTCGTATGTAATACTAAATAACTTTGATACATTGTTAAAGACCTTACTTGGTAAGACTATAACTATTGACCAAAGATATGTAGACTCTTTTACTGATGTAGAAAATGACAAGTATAAATTGCTTGACAATTCTAACCTAGTAAAGACATGGAGAAGTTCTGACGATGTAGATGCTTTATCTGAAATGGGTAACATCACTAAGATATTGGTAGAACAAACTCCTGTATTACATTATCCAACTGGAGAGAATAAATTTAACAACTATTTGGAGGTAAAGGACTTTACCTATGTCTTCAATAAACTTAAGAACACTCCAATCTTCTCTGAGATTGTAAACAAAATTAGGTTTGCACCTAACAAGTTTATCCCAGAATTGATTGATACTGCACTTAAAACTAACACTAGGGGATTAACTGCTCATGATAAGGACATTATATTCTCAGTACAAAGAAGGTTCTATAAGAACAACTTTGATGTTTATGGAGACTCTGAGTATTCTCTAACAGAGATTATCAACAAAGAGTATGCAGAAGGTAGTGATAGTGTTCTTAGTCAGAACTTAGTTGATTTTATATCTGGTATGATTGATAAGACTGTGTCTACTAATTATATTGGGTATAGACCATCTGACTCTGGTAACATAGAGATATTTGATGTTAAGGATAACAATCTTAATAGTCATAAGTTGATTATTGAGAAAGGTATCAATAATATCAATAACACTCTATCAACTGAGTATAGGAAAGACTTACTTGATAAGTATTCAGTTAGAAGAAATGGAGCTAAACTTAGTATTAGAATCCCAGGATATACTACTAAGAACGGTCATACACTACATATTGTTCATGCTAATAATAGCAGTAGAGGAATATCTGTGTTTACTGTTGATTCTAACAGAAATCAATCTCCTTTATCTTTAAATGAAATGGACCGCATGGTTGCTGAGGGAGATACAGACCTTGTAAGAGCTTTAACTGAGTTCTTAGATGACACCTTGTACCAATCACTTGGATTACAACCCGAAATACTTGATGCTTTTAGAGAGATTGTAGGAGCTGGCTCTGATATAAGTGCTATAATGCAACTTGCTGCGTTAGGTGGGCGTTCTTTAATGCGTAACCAAATAGAGAAGGAGTTAACAGATGGCACAATGGACAAGGCTTCTGTAGCTGAATGCTTCCCCGAAGCATATAGTAAGGAGACTACTCTATTCGACAAGAAAACTGGTTCACTAAAGACTGTAATAGCTGACCAAGCTAATATTGTAAGGGATTTAGCTAGGGCACGTATGTTAGTTAATGGTGAAGCTGCAAAGAGTAATTCTCGTGACCTATCTGGTAACTCAATATCTAATAATGGTTTAACAAACCTTATTAATACTGCTAAGGTAAATTGGCTGGAAGCTAAACACCTTGCTGGATATGGTTACAATGTAGCCTCATTGGGAAGTATCTTTGTTAAGAATCCTAACCTTATATTTGGTACTACTGTAAAGAAGGAAGCCCAAAGTAAGGATAGGTCTGTAACTAAGTCTAGTGCTAAGTTCTTCTCATCAGAGATTGCTCATAGTTCAATTCTATATGACTTCTGGTCTGGATTCCTTAATAAGGATGGTGATATGGCTGGTAAGTTCTATATTCAACCTACAGTATATTCAGATAAGTCAAGGCATTATTTGATTGGAATTGATGGTATGCAAGTACTAACTCCAACATTTGATGAAACTACTGGAGGTAATGTAGGAGGTAAGAGAATTACAGAATCTACTGCTGAGGATATTAGAAATGTTCACTATGCTTCTATGGCTCAGATGTACAGAGTTATGAGAACTAACTTGTTAGCTGACTATCAACAGACATTAGCTCCGATACTACCTATGTTGGGTATATCAAACATTACTACATTTAGTGATGCTGAGAGAGTGTTTGATGCTATCAATGCTAAGTATAAACTGAAGAAGGATGTAGAGTTCTTTAGGTCTAAAGGTATTCCAGTTAGTCCAGAGAATGAAGCTGAATATCAGCAGATTATGCAGAGCCAGATGGCTTTAGCTAACTCTCCTCAAGACTTGTATATGTTACTTGCTAAGGAAGCTAATACTGAAGTTATTGACCAAATTCACTTCTCTGGTAAAGGCACTCTTGGAATTAATAAATTGTTAAAGCATTACTTTGAAATGTTCTTAGATGATGCTAAAACAAGAAACATTTATAATGCTAAGGTTCTTAGAGAGAAGAAGAAATTTGCTAGAGACTTGCTCAATAACAATAAGTTCTTCTTATATGATAAGAGAGGTGAAATTGACCCTGTGTTGAATAAATTCATACATGGTTCAAGCGAGTCTGAGAGGTATAGTATCTGGGCTGGTCCAGACTATGAATCTAAATGGGTAGACCCTGATACAGCTGAGATTATCATAGCTAAACTGGTTGACAAGAACGGTAAAGAAACGAGACTTACTAAGAACTCACTATTTGACCCTAAGGATTCTCAAGGTTTAATCCTTAATCCTTTGTTCGATATGTTCTTTGAAGTTGACAATCTAATCTCAAGTAATTTCTTAACTTCTACTGTTGGTGGACCTTATGGTCATCCTCTTAAATCGAGGATTGATGCTAATGCAGATGAAGTAACTAAGATTGAACAAGAGGAAGCTGCTCGTACATTGGCTCAGTTTAAGCGTATGGTTATCTATCCAGCAACTATGCATAACTACGTGCAGAACCAGTTTAATGGTATTCCGCCACAGTACAATGTTGCAACTATTAGAGATATGACTGCTTCAGTGCATAACTTCTCTGGGGTTACATCTAAGGTGGATGTTCAAGATGGTAGTGGTTGGGCTAATCCATTCATTGCTATATTAGAGAACTATTCTCTGAATGATGCTAAGGCTGGCGAGGATAAGAAGCCTATTGGTCATAGTATGAATCCTATGTACTTGTCTGAACTAGAGTTGAAGTATGCTTTGATGGACATCTATAATGAGCGTGTTAGAGACTCTGGAAAACCTGATAATAAGGGCTTGAGATGGAAGAATATACTAAAGAAGATGACAGATAGACAATGGGATATTCCTGTTGACTTAACTGTTGCCTTTAATGGTAAACCTATCAATATAGCTGAGAATATACAGAACCCTTATTATAGAGACATAGTTACTGGTAAGTTCTATAAGATTACTGACATCAAGAGAACTGGTGATAACTTATATGACGTAACTCAAGTACAAGTTAACAAGATGGGTAACGTAATAGGTCAGCCAGAACTTAAAGGTGGAACTTCTCTTCTTATTGATACTAATTACAAGCTATGGGAAGCCTTTGGTGGAGAATGGTCTTGTGATTTAACTGATTTAGGATTATTCGAAGGTAACTCTTCTATTGAAGCAGTAGCTTGGTATATGAATAACATTGGTGTAGTAAGAAGTAAAGAAAACTCAGAAATCTATGGAACAGACTTTAAGCAGGAGCTTTATACGTTCGGAGAGGATTATGAAGAACTTCCTTCTGAAAGTGAAATCAGAAATCCTGATGGAACATTCATTGACTTTGCTAATCTGTCCCAAATTGAGGTATATCAGCCTCTAAAGCATTCTGACATTCACTATCTGGTTAATACTAGTGGTGCTAAATGTGGTGCTACTAATATCAATCCTACAAGTTCTTGGTTTGACGATACTCCATTAAGAAGCTTTAAGATGTCTACTAGACACTTAGGCATTCAGATGGATGCTGACCACCATGCTGATGATTCAGAATTAACTGAGATGTCTCAGGTAATATCTTCATTAGAAGCCAATGGTTATACTCATCATATTGCTAAGGAAGCATACCATGATTTAGGTTCTATTGTATATTCTACAATGAAGCGAGAGATTGATGCTGTAGCTGAGTACTACAAGATGGGTGATTCGAGAGAAATCTACAATATTGTAGGTAAGTCATTCTTGAAGTCTTTCGATGATAGTTCTAGTAACAAGGCTAGCTTGGCTGAGGCTATTGTCTATAACATGAAGAAAGAGCTGGGTAAGTACTTAAAGATTTCAGAAGCTGATGTGAAACTACCATTCAGTGATAATAATCTATTGGGTGCAGTTATCTCTAGTGTAACCTCCATGATTAATAAGACAGCTATCAAGAGAAAGTATCCAGGTATTGCATCTGTGTTAATTCCTTCTCATGGTGCTATTCAAATCTATAAGGCTAATGGGATTGACTATACTTATGGTCAAGCTCAGTTATCTAAAGTAGATTTTAATCATCAGTTCAATATGCAACCTATTATACCTATCACTGATATTGAGTTCGGTGAGAGTTATGTAGTTGTTGAAGGCACTCAGGGCTATCCAGTTGATGTGAATGGTGTAGTTCCAGAAGGTGCTTCTATGTGGGATGGTGATATGCACAATGAAAGTCAGTTTAATCTTAATGTTCCTGGAGTTCAACACATTACTGTTGATTCTATTGAAAAGTATAATGAACTAAGGAATGATACTTCTGGTAGGTTAGTTAAGCGCAATCCTTATAAAGGACGTGACTTACAACCTTCTCGTACTCTGTTTAAGATTGGAGGTAGACAATATAGTATATTTGATTCTGATTCTATCAAGTCCAGATATGCTGTAGAGAAAGCCTTTGATAAAGGTGGAGTAATTGACTTAGCTAAGAGTGGCGATATTGATGCTGCTATTGAAATACTTAGAGGCTTTAGAGTCCCTAATGATTTGGTTGGAACTAAACTAAATGAGTTAGCAAACAAGCTAGCTAATAAGGACTTCTGGAGAATTAGTAACCTAGTTGATGATATTAAGAACCTGTATAGGGATGATGTTATCAACACATTCAAAAGGTTGTCTGCTGATGGCACTGTCATTATCAACGACGAAGTTAAAACTATTGACCCAGAATCCTTAGAGATTAAGGAAGCTGAGTTAGTATTACCTAAAATCTATGCAACAAAGTTTGGTTTAAGAAGAGGTGACTCTCTGAATGATATAATGAAGAATGAAAACTTCTTCTATAACAGAATTATTGATGCATGGGATGATAAGACTACTAAGTATGATATTGCTCTGAAAAGAGCTAATGGTAATCATACCTATATTATTCTTAAGAGTGGAGGTAATGCTAAGGTTGTAGAAGGTTTACAGAAAGTAAATGTAAACACTATAGTCGAAGATGGTGAGAATACTCTAAGGGTTAATAACAAGGGTGAAATCGAAGGTCCTCTAAACGATGCTGAGGTTTATGTTGATAGTAGAGGTAATGAAATTATCTTTACTGACAATGTTAAGCAGTTCTTAGAGGAACAGTACGATGACTATGATGACGTAGAACTAAACTCTAGGTTAAAGGAAGGTACTTTAAATACTGCATTTGATGTAGTTAAGGGTATTGACCATAAACTTACTGAACAGTACAAGGAAATAGCTCTTCGTATGGAGAACAATGAGTCTGTAACTCTTAAACTTGCTCTGCAAGAGAAGAACACTCACCTTGATAGAATGTTTAGGCGTCTATCAAGAGAAAAGAGAACTTCATTCTTGAAATCTCTTGAGTTCATTGCAGCTCGTATTCCAGCTCAGTCTATGCAGTCATTCATGCCTATGAAGGTAGTTGCATTCTCTGAATCAGAGAAGAATATTGCTTATGTATCACACTGGCAGATTTGGTTGCAAGGTTCTGACTTTGATATTGATAAGGTATATCTAATGGGTTCTGAGTTTTCAGATAATGGTAAGTATATTGGATGGTCTCCTTATTTCAATCTATATTCTGATGAAGTAAGAAAGGCTTCTGAATTATTACCTATGCCGAGTGGTAAAGAATATCAGGTATTCTATCCTGATGTTCAACCAGAAGACTCATTTGATATTACTCAATTAGTTAAGAATGTTAACTTAGCAGCTAGTGATAAACTTGGCACTAATACCAAGAGATTCATTATTGCATTGGCAGACTTACTAAAGGGTATCAGAGACAGTGGTTATACTAAGTTATGGTTAGACCCAAAGAGTATTATTGAAGCTAACTGGATGAACTTAGATACTGTAGAGAAGAGGATTAACAGACACTCTCTATATCTATCTAAGATTAAGTCACCTGATAGGATTATTTCTATGATGAAGAACTCAGTTTCATCTAAGATTTATCGTATTATCAATGACCCAGCTAATATGGTTTCAGCTTATTCTCCGATTGAGATGAATGAGCCTCAAGCAGCAGCAGAATTATCTGAATCAGGTAAGGAAGCTAAGGAGTATACTCTGGGAAATCCATTTGTTAAGTGGAATATGCAATATCAGAATATGACTGGTAAGGATGTTATTGGTATTGCAGCTGTTGGTGAGAAGGTTTTCTTTGCATTATCTTACTATTATAATGAAGCTGCTAGAAGTGGTAACATGGAATGGCAGGAGAATGCATATTTTAGAAGGTCATTCAAGCTGATTAAGTCAAGGGATGGTAAGAAGTACCTTCCATTAGTAAGAAACATTATTGCTAATGTAAACTTTGATGGCGTTGATACTTCTAAGGTTCTTTGGAACTCTATGATTGAACAACAATCTGGAGTTAGCATGGAAGACTCTGGTAAGAAGTATACTGAGGAGGAAGTAGCTTACATACGTGAGCAGTTGTTAAGTCAACTTGGAAGTCAGAAGGATGCATCATTAGTTATTTCAGCTCTGTTATCAGCAGCAACTGATAATGCTAAGGAGTTGATTTTAGCTAAGATTAATTCTGGTTCAGATTTAGCTTCCGTATATCTATATTCAATTATGTTGGGTATTGATTTTAAGGATATAGCTAATCTTATGATTTCTAATACAGTTCAGACTATAGCTAAGTTAAACAAGACCAATATCTTTGATGAGTATAACCAGAGTTCAACTATTGACAGCGTGTTTAATAAGTTGGAGAATGGGTTACAAATCAAGAATTACTTGAATAAGTTTGAAGGTCTTAATGAAGCTATTGCAGCTGTTTATCCTAAAGCTGGAGGTAAATCTACTCAAGCTGCACTAACTGAAATATTCAAACAGGATAATAGGTTAGAGTTGCTCAAGAAGTTGCGAGAAGAGTTCAAGACAACTGAAATCTATAAGAACAATGGTTTCCCTAAGTTCAACCTAATGAGATTTATGAGTGATTTTGAAGAATTAGCTGTAATGGCTGACTCAATCTTTAAGAATGAGTTAAGTAGAACAGAGTATTATACCTTCAAGAGAATTTATAAGCTAGCTCAAGAGGTTAAGCAGTTAGGTTCTATCCTAAGTGCAAATCAGGGACTGCAGACCAATATGTTTGATAAGTTTGGTTATCTTGATAGAATCGAGCAGGCTGTAAAGGATAGAGTAGAGGAGTATGTAACTGGTGCTGGGAATAATAGGGATGTTAGTATCTTTAAAATCCTTGAAGATAAACCATATCTTGAGAAGCTACATGGCGGTAAGGAGGGTGCTAAGACATATGTCGAAAGCATTGTTAGAGCAGCTAAAACAGAAGGAATGATTGACGACTTTAATACATTAAGGTTCTTAAATGACGATGAATATAGAAGACTTGCAGTTTCTTTCTATAATCTAATCAAGGGAACTATCAATGTGTTAGATGTTATTACTAGAGTTCCTCACTTTAGAGCAACTATTGATATGGCAGCTACAGACTTTGGTATATTTGATGCTATTAGTGCTAAGTTTACTAACGTTTATAATCTATCTAAACTCCTAATTAGGAATGTATATAATGTCTCTTCTAGTAAGGATAGGGATTCTATATATAGGAATGTTGGTAACTTCCTGGATAGTGTTATAAATACTAAGTGGTTCAAAGACAGAGGTACTTCATTTACTATAGCTGAAGGTGATAGATACTTTGATAAGTATGGACACACCCATCAAGCTACAGGTAATGAGGTTATAGATTTGGGTACTGGTCATGGTCAGGCTACTTTCAAAATGTGGTTTGAGAATACAGTAGTTCCAAGTCTCAAGAGGGGTCTTCAAGAGAAGAATGGAGAGAGAAAACTATCGCTTGCCAGAAACAAGTTTATAAGTGCTCTTCAGTTATCTATCTCTGATAGAACTCTTACTCGTGATGTAAGCTACGCATGGACACTTCCTATGAATATGTCAAGCATTAACTCTATTACCGAAATGAATAACTATGTAGAATATTTAACTCACTTTGATGAGTTGGATAAATATACGTTCAATGGAACTCCAGTTTCAGAGTTGTTCTTCTATTACAACATGATTGTAAATAAGAATAGGTATGGACAAACATCCTTGACAAGACTGTTTGAGCACTTTGTTGGTGAGAAACAAAACTCTGTTGTACAAGATTACTTCAAGTATATCGGAGATATGGACTTCAACAAGTTACTGAATAACTCTGACTATTCACTTGAAGATGTAATCATGGCTTGTGCTATAACTGTTAGTGGAGGTAATTACGGTAAGAAGTTCCCCTATATTAAGGTCTTTAATCCTTTATTGCAGACTTATGAGCTGTTTACGTATATGGGTGAATTTAACTCTTCTGAGCGGCTTCCAGATGATGTCATTGACAATCTGCCAGAGGGAGATGCTAGTGGTCCTGCTAACTACAAGCCAGTGGTCTTCCCAAATCAGAAAGAGTTGATGAACTATTTTACATGGTTACCAATGAACTTCAGCAAAGAGCAAGATGCAGAACCTCTAGAAGATAAACTGTTAAAGCTAATAAATCAAAACAGAGCAATAGTAAAGTATGAGTGCTAAGAGCTGTACTTCTACATTGATAATTGGGGGGCTGGAATTTAAAGTCCAGTCTCCCAACGTCAATGGGAATCCTCCAATTAAAGACATTATACAGAACATAATTAAAGAACATGGTTCTGAAATTTCTAAAGCATTATCTGACCCAAAAGGTGTGTATGAAGTACTTAACATTAATGATATATCACATTTAAGAGGTAATGCTACATTTAAAGATATTACTAAGTACCTAAACAGTTTAGGTAGGCAGTATATACCAATGAGAGATAGTTTAAGGGTATTAATATCCAAACTAAACAAAGTTGTTCCAGAGTCTGAACAGAACATTCTTTGGGTTTCATCACCCATAACACTAAATGACGTAAAAATACCTAACGTAAATGTTAGTACTAACGGGGATTTAGTTATCCTAGACTCCAATAACCTTAATAAAGTATATAATACACTAAGGGAATATTTCTACGCTAAGACTATTAATACTCCTGAAAAGATTAATCAAATCTTATCCTTTATAGGAAGTATTGGTAAAGCAACTGATAAAATGAAATTAAAGTCTGATGTATGGATAGCTAATCTACAGTCCAAGTTCACTGAGATGAGAAAGAATCCTGCAACAGCACTACACTACATTGTTAGTGATGATATTATAAACGAATTAGTAGACCTATCTGGAATGAGGTCAGAACTTAATACCTTGCTTAAAACATTAAGTAATGTTCAGTTAAAGGAAGGTAAGCAATGGTGGTTAGAGTGGAATGGTAATGCTGGAACCTATACTAATAGGAATGGTCAGCAGTTTAAGTTTAACTTTAAAGAAATGGATACCACTATTACAGGATACCTAAAAGAGAAGGGTATTGAAGCTAACGAAGAAGAAATTAGAGCTACAAAGGCTGTTCTACTAAGTGGAATATCACAAGGACATCCATTGTCAGACAACGAGATATACGATTTATGGGACGAATTTACTAGAAAAGGTTGTGAATAATGGCTTGTATTAATCATAATGATATAACATATAGAACACTTCTAGAACTTTCTGGATTAACCCAGTTAGAGCTTGATGCAAAGGTAAGGAAGACACTAGAGACTACTGGGGAATACCCATTTATTGAACAAGTAGTATCTTCCGACACAATACCTGCATTAGTAAAGAAGTATAATTTAGTCAAGTCGGGCGATAGATATGTTGCTAAAGATGTTGACTTAGAAGGAGTGGATGCACCCTATTTAAATAGCATCTATAGAGACTTAGAGATAACGATAACTCCACTGTTTGATGGAGAATCCCTAGTAGACATCAAGAGGAGGGCTACTATAAATAGGGATTTAGAAGTAGAAGAAGATTATGTAGGACCTTATACTGAGCATAATAGTAATATATTCCCTCAACCTATTCAGGTAATTAATGGAAACTACATCTATCAGCATGATGGTAATTACTACATATCTAAACACAAAGTAGGAAGTTATACTACATTAAGTAATCTACCAAGAACAAAGAACTTGAAGACGGCTTATTCCAAAGCTACTCCAGTAAACACTAAGTATGAAGTTAATAGAGACGTTCTTAGGTTTATATCTGACTATAGTAGTTTATTGTCTGCAGGACAGAATGCTATATACAATACTAATTCAGAACTTCCACCAATTATATCATATTATGGCAATTTTAACTATCCTAAGTTCAAAGTTGATACAACTCTTAAAGGCAAGTATGACATTAATGAAGAGGGTACTATCCTAATAAATCCAAACAAAGTTGGAACTGAGCCTAAAGCATTAGAGAGGGCTATTCTTGAGGCTGAAGGCTTCTATAGTGAAACAGAGATACTTGAAGCACTAAATAGACTTACTAATCCAATTAAAGTTGAAACGTTAAAAGTAGGTAACAACCAATATTTATTAAGGTCTACTAATAAGGATAATAAACTTAATAATTATTACCCAGAACTTTCTAATGGTAATATAAGAATCAATAAACTTGAAGCTATGTTGGATAGACTAACTGACTTATATGGGGTTAAATTCAATAGAGTTACAAGTTCAGAATTGAGGTTGGGAGGGTTTAAGGATGTAATTCCAGATGCTACTAGAGTCAATGCTTTCATACTTGATGGAGAAATCTATATCAATACTGATAACGCAAGTGATGATGCTCCTATTCATGAGTTGTCTCATATGTTGCTTGGTTCACTAAAGTCTACAGACTATAACCTATACTCAGCATTAGTAAACTCCGTAGAGAATCTTGATGATTATGATTTGAGGCTAGAGGAGTTCCCCAATAGGGCTAGAATGGATGCAAATGAAGAGATATTTGTAGACCTATTTGCAAAACACTTTACTGAGAACTTAGAGCTACCAGTTGATGCTAATCTAATGGATAGGGCAGAATATGAGATTAAGAGAAATATTGACTCTGCTATCTTCCCTAACGAAAGTACAACTAAGGTTAGTTTGAGTAGTATTAGTGGTAAGTCCTTCTCGGAAATCATGGACTTATTTGGAACATCACTGAATGAAACCACAATAGCCAATGCCTTTAATGGCAACGAGGCAGGAACTAATAGACGACTAGCTAACATAAAGGAAGATTTATTAAAACAAGGATTATTAAAAGAGTATTGTGAATAATGGCAAAGTGTGGATATACTCTATTAGGAAGGTCGTTTGGTTCTGAGTTAGAGTTAAATAACTTCCTACTTAACAATAAACATAGTATAGACCTTGGTAGAATATCTGATATAGTATTCAGTCTTAATAGCAAAAAGGATGAAGTAGTATCTATATTGGACAGTAAACTATCATGGGCTACTAAAATCCAGAATATTAAGAGAAATCCTAATTCATTCTTGGACGATGAAGATATAGACCCAGAATCAGTAAAGCCATATAAAGGTGCAATTTCTGTTATAAAGTTATTTAGGCAGGCAGATGGTATTACTAGGTTTGTACCTGAATTTAAGATAGAAAACTTCAAGGAGAAGTGCTTTGAAAGATGGGGTAAAGAAGGCTTCAGTGCAATGGAAGCTAAGTTGGTTGATAAGGAAGCAAACATTCCAGTCAATAAAAGTAATATGGAAGCTGCTTTTAAAGCACTTACTACTAAGTGGGACTTACTTGGTAAGGTAGGTACTTCACTTCATAAGGTGGCTGAGTTATTCTGGAAAGGTGAGAGTTTGTCAGCCATAGTGCAGGATGATGAAGTAAAGAATTATCTTGACCCAGTAATGGCATCTCATATGTATAGCAACATGGAGATATTGAGAAATCAGTTAATCAAACTTCATGGTAATGGAGACCCAAACAGTGTAAAGTTCTATCCAGAGTATGTAGTTGCTGGTGACACACAGGCTCTTGATGATAATGGTAATCCAATTAAGATACTTGGTATTATCGACTTACTAGTAGTAGATTCAGAGGGACAAGTTCACGTGTATGACTATAAGACTTCTGATAAAGCTCACTTAGACTTTGATAGTACTAAGAAATTAACATTCGATTATCAGCTAGCTGTATATAGACAACTGTTAGAAAGTTATGGTTTACCAGTAAGTAGAGCAATGCTTGGAATCATTCCATTATCTATGCAGGATTTTGACGGAGCTACTGGTAACTTCTCTAACATCGTTGCTCCCACTAGTGTTGTAGGTGGAGTAAAGGAAATTAACATTGATTACAGAGATAGAGAGCCCAGACTATCTTATGATAGTGCTTCTGCATTTGTTACAAATAATATAGAAATGGTTATGCCCGTTGAACCCGTTGAGAATTTAGTTACTAAGGACTTCGTTGAGCATATGTCTACAGGATTTGCTAAACTGTTCCCAGGATATAAGTTCAACAGGGAGTTGAATGAAGCTACCCTAGAGGCTTTAAAGAAGGATGTTAGGTACAATACATCTACTGGTAAGTGGACTCTTCCAGACTTAAAGAATAGAGGTAAAACTCTAACATTCGATACACAAGCTGAAGCATATAAAGCTTTGGAAAGCTACCATAAATCGTTACTAAGTTCTAAGACAAGGGAAACTGAAAGGTTAATTGGTAACATTAGAACAGCTATTAACACTGGTAATACCAGCTTCTTACCTTTGTCTACTCGTAAGATTGAAGGACATAGTGCAGGTTGGTTTATAAAGGAATGTAGTAGGTACTGTAATGCAGAGTGGAAAGTAATGGACGTTCCAGAGCTTACATCTTTGGGTATAATGCTACTATTTAATAAGAGAGCTAGATACTTTGATGTATTGGTGTTAGATAACACTCCGTTAAAAACTCAGCTTAAATTTACAAAAGGTTCTACTGTTCTTGGAGAATATGCTTCTAATGTAGAACTAGAGCAGAGAGGTATTCCAGCATTGGGGGGAGTTGTAGGTAATGTAGACCTAATGAAAGCTATGCTAGCCTTAAATGAATTACCTGATTTATTCAGGGAAGGTAAGTTTAAACTGGGAGAGATTAGAGTCCTCAATCAGAAAGACGAGACTGGTATGCACACTAGTGCTTGGCAGTTATTGCAGAACTTTAATGAACTCACTAAGGATGGTAGAGCTGGTATTACAAATAATTTCTCTACTGGAAGAATACAGTTCCTAGAGAATTATCAGTTAGCTTACTATAACATGATTCAATTCTGTGCCTTAGGTAAAGAGCAAAGTAGATTGAATAATGTATTGTCAGAGTTTGAAACTAATCCTATTATTCTTGACCACTCTATCGAGAACCTGATAAAGATGAAGAAGATGTTGGAGCAGGAATATTCAAACCTAACTGAGACTAAGACCACTGATTTCTCATCTCCTCAAGGTATTGTGTACGGCTATCTACTTAAAGCTATTAAGGATTTAAGAGGTATGCACTATATACAAGAGATTAGGGATGGTAGTAAAATAGCCCTAATGATTGATAATCCTGATGTAATGGCATCTGCTAACCTTAGAAATATGTATAAGGTAACTACGGATGGTCTTGTACATTTGAGAACTAACCTTAATAACTTTGCTGCTGAGATGCGTACAGCTATGGAGAAGTTCAGGAAAGCTAAGGGATACTCTACTGAAAGAAGAAACTTAATTGGTGACCAACTATCTCTATTTAAGAATATGTTTGTTACTGATAGGGATGGTAATATTGACCGCAGGATGAGGGTTAAGAGTCCATTTGTAGATAGAACATTAGATGAAGCTGAGAAAGAGTTTCTAACATTTTGGTTGGATAAATTAAATAAGTATAGGTATCCAAACCTATCTAATTCAGATTTAGAGGAAATGAGGTTAGACCCTGACAGTGCATATTATGATGTTCCACTAATGGAAGCAAGCTCTGCTACTAAGGTACAAGAAGGTGGTAAGGGATTAATATCTTGGTTTAAAAGGAAGGTAGACCAATTTAGAAACCCTAAGGAGTGGGCTGACAGAATGATTACTGGTGCTTTAGACTCCGAACATGGTAAACAGCTAAAGGAGGATATGGAGAAGTATGAAATGATTGACATGTTTGAGTACAGTGACAATTCAACAACAAGAACCAACGCCCTTGAAGACCATGATATAGTCTTCTTTGAAACTAACCTTAATGACATTATATATTCTTACGCCTTTGTTAAGGAAAGAAAGAAAGCCTATGATGAAATCCTACCTGTAGTTAAAGCTACTATGGTGGATATGCTTATGGAAGCCAATTTTCAAAACCTAGACATTAAGAATACAGTTGGATACACTAAGGATTATGTAAAGGATAAAATCATAGGTCAGACATTGGTACCAGAAAATCTTAAAGGATTAGCCCATTATATGGGTATGGTTAGAAACTTTACCACTACTGCTGCTTTAGGTTTCTCTCCTAAAGCTGGTCTATTCCAGATGATGGAAGGTTTCTGGAAGAATGCAGGTAAAGCTATTATTAGACCTATGGGTACTAACCAATTTGGTTGGGATGAGGTACAGCAGGCTATGAAATGGGTAGCTGGTGACATAAAAGACCATTTCAAAATAGTATCTCTTGGAGAGTTGATAAATGAGCAGTATGCTATTAATGACTTCGACTCTAACGTATATGATAAAAGGCTTAGAGGTGAGCCTGGTTTGATTAACTTCCAGGGTAAGATACAATGGACTACTTCTGCCCCTGACTACTTTAATAGAATGACTCTATTTATAGCTCAGATGATTAAAGATGGTTGCATGGATGCTTACTCTAAGAAAGGTAATAGTCTAGTCTATGACTGGAAGAAAGATAAGAGATTCTCTGCATATGCAACAGGTAATAAATCTGATGCTAAATATGGTTATCAAAAAGCTCTGTATGAGGCTATGATAGACCAATTTAGAAATGAGGGTTGGAAGAATGATAAAGGTCAACCAATTGGATATGATGATGATTTACCAATGGCGTACACTAATAAGGAAGCACAGAGTTTGAAGTCCTTTGCTGACCAAACTTATGGTTATTATTCACATGAAACTCAAATGATGTTGAAGAGTTACTTCCTTGGTGCACAGTATATGCAGTTTAGAACTTATTGGTCAGCTTTGAAGAATAGATACTTCTTAAAGGGTGGTGTATATTCACAAGGTAATTTCCAGCAACTTGTAGACGAGAAAGGCAATAAAGTTTATAAGAAACTTGTTACCATTAATGGTGTTCAGCAATATGTTCAGACCACTGAGAATACTGGAGAACCATTTATAGTATGGAGAGGCAACTGGCAGGAAGGTATATTCATGTCAATTAAGGAGGGATTCAAAGAAATGCTTGAAGGATTCCGTGATAATGGATTATCTGGAGTAGTGAAAGGTGGTAAAGAATTTTGGAGAACTAATAATGACGAGCTTAAAAGGGTAAGACACGCCAATTTAAAGCAATTCGCATATGATATGGCGCTTTGGACGTTGATTGGTAGTCTACTTGGATACTTCTTAATCCAACTTCTAAAGGAGCAGCAAAAGGCTGACAAGGGTAGAAATTTGAGTTGGGGAGATATAATGCTTAGGGATGCAGAAAGTATCTTCGTTTCATCATTAGTAACCTCAACTGATGATTTAGGTGCTTTTGAATCAATGGTATCACCTCTTACAGATTGGACTCCACCTTCATTAAGAATGTTAACTAATATTTGGAATGATGGTTGTGCAGTAATCACTGGAGATAAGGATTTTAGTAAGGCTGTTATAAACAACATCGGTGTACTAAGACAGACCAAAAACTTCTGGTACAATGCTAGTGAAGCAGTGGAAAGTGCAATTGAATAATGATTATTGGAATTTCTGGAAAGAAACAATGTGGTAAGGATACAGTATGTAAAATTATTAAAGCATTAGATATATGGAATAGGTATGGAGATGGTGATATGCTTACATTTGTAAAGATGTTGCTTAAGACCCCAAGTCCGCTAGGTAGTATATGGTACAAACACGCATATGCTGATAAGCTTAAGCAAGTCCTATCCATTATACTTAATGTACGTGTAGAGGCATTTGAAGACAATATATTCAAGATGTCTTACAGTGAGATAGCCAAGCCAGAAGGGGGATATTATACTAATAGAGAACTCTTACAAAGGTTTGGAACTGAGGTTGGTAGAAGTATCTCTCCTACACTATGGGTAGATGCTTTATTCATGAGTTATAGTGAGGATGACCATTGGATTATCCCAGATGTTAGATTTCCCTCAGAAGCTAAGGCTATTAAGGATAGAGGAGGTATAATCATTAGAGTAGACAGGGAAACTCTTTCTCATGACAACCACCCGTCCGAAACAGCATTGGATGATTATGAAGGTTTTGATTACAGAATAGATAATAATAATGATATAGAACATTTAATAGATAAGGTAAAAGGGATAATGTTCCAACTAAACCTTATATAAAGCAATTAGGGCGTTACTGGTGATTAATTTCACTGGTAACGCCCTTATTTTTTTATTTAGTCTTTCTTTTCTACATATTCAGGTTCTCTTTCGTCCTGCTGCTTCAGATAAGTAAATATTCTCTTACCTAATGCTTTGTAATCCTTTTCATCCTTAGATTTAGAAGCCCTCTTAGCCATCCTAATTAAAGTTCTAGTATTCTTTCTACTAAAGATTCTCTCACCACCTTCCAATTCCATTTGAGTGGAACCATCTGGGGCGATTACCTTCATTTTAGGTAATTCTTCATCCTCTTCAATATCAAGTTCATCCCCTTCTTTAATTCCAGAGCCTTGATTGACCTCTAATACAAATCTAACATCATCTTCCTCTGCTATATTCTCGTTCTCAGGTTCTCCCTGATATACTGATATTACTTCCATATCTTCATTAATAAAGATGATGTCAAGAGGAATTTTAGTATCTTTCATCCAAAATCCTACAGTCTGTGGTTCTTCAAAGAAGAATAACATTCCTTCATCATCTTTCATTTCTGTAACTCCTTGCAAACCTTTAATTCTTTCTTCCTCAGTTCTAGCACAAGTTACATTATACTCTCTGTCTCCTATTTCAATCTTCATTATTCAACTGTATTTAATAGTCCTGTGTTATCAACTGTATTTTCAAGAATCTCATATACAAGCAGCTTACCAGCCTCGATAGCAGCTTCATCTGAACCATCCTGCATTAGTTTCTCCAATTGCTTAGTGACTTCAAGATTGAAGATTATCTCCTCCCTCTCAACCTCTGCATGTTGCTTAATGTCTCCGCCTTTCTCTTCTGTAATAACTGGAATGCCTTTAGTAGTTACTTCCTCAAACTTTCCATCTATATCCTCTAAATGGTGCTTATGAGCGTGTAATGCTCCGTCTGGTATTACATTAACAGCTCCACCATTTTGGAATCCAGCTACTTCCTCCATTCTAACCTCTTCTTGAATCTTCTTCCTCTTCTGACCTTTGGATAATTTAACCACCCTTTTAGCAAATTCTCTATCCATTTTAAGTCCAGATTTACCAGCTCTTACAGCACTTTGCTGATAACCTCTATTTAGTTGTAATTGAGTACCTAATCCTAGTAATGGATTATTAGAAGCTAGAAAAGCCATTTGTGCTTCATCAGCTATATTACCCATCTTTGTCTGTTGCATTTGGGCATTATGTATCTGTTCATTTGCTTTATTCCTAGCCCTACCACTAAACAAACCATATTTCTTACCACTCTTAGTAAGGGCATTATCTACTGTATCAAGAGTTCCCCCATAGGATGAACCTACTTGTTCAAATGCCTCGTTGTCCTTAGTAATAGTATCAGCTTTCTTAGCACCAATAGCATTAACTAAGCCGAGTGGAGTTAGTTTAAGAAACTTACTATCTAGTATCTTATCAGCTGTGGTCATTTGGTCTGTTCCTACTCCCAACGCAGTTAATCCGTCTGATAACATTCCACCTACCTTCATAGCACCTCCTATAATAGTACCAACTCCAGGTATAGCAGATACAGCATTAGCAGCAGCATCGTAGCCTTGATTTAGTCCAGTAGTTAGTGCTGATTGTTCTTTCTGGGGAATTAGACTTCCAACTACATCAGCTATACCCCCAGCTACATTCATGGTATTACCAATCTTAGCTTTGCTAAATATTCCACTATTAGGAGTAACAGTAGAGGAGTTCCTACCAAACTTCTTTATATCCTGTATAGCCTTATTAGAATCTCTGTTGAATTTCAAGGACATACTTAATAGGTCTCCCACCTTAGCGTTAAAATCAATTAAGCTGTTAGTCGGAGCCATTATTTGCTCGGCTGATTTACCAAAGTCAGCAGCCCAGTCCTTTCCCATTAAATTCTGATAGACTGGTGTCCCATTGTTTTGTGGAATGGTGTAGGGACCCCATGTTGAAGTCCCTCCCCACTGGTATCTTTTAACTAGTTTACGCATAACTTACGATATATAATGTTTTTAAAGCTGTTATTATAGCTAACTCGTCACCAGTATATCTCACTTTAATCTTTATGTACTTATCCCTAATTCTAGTCTCTTTTCTTTCATTAGACCATTTATTAACATCTAATGACAAGAAATCAGCACTATAACCTCGGTCTCTTAATTCAGATGGAATGTCAGAATTACTAGTAATATTTAGAGCAGTCATACTCTCAGGTAATGGATTATTAACTAGGTTAAGAGGAGGATATGTATTACCATCCTTATCTTTAACAGTCCAAGCTAATTCATTCTTAGCCCAATAAGTTATAGATGGTATTTGAATATCCCACTTATCTTCTAAGTAGTCCATGTTACCATTGATTCTACCATACTCCATAACTTCATACCATTTACCATTTTGAACTAGCACATTCGTATATCCAGCTGCTATAAGTGAGCTATATCTATCTTGAGTTATCTCTTGTAAATATCTCTTTTTAAAAGGACATGCTTTTATATGAGTAGCTATCTTAAATTCATTTAGCTGATTATCATGCACAATCTCTGAACCAGATATTGATTGGTAGTCTCTACCAGCTGATGTCATTGATTGATAATGGTCTTCAATATCGTTTAGACTATCTACCCTCGAATATAATAGTGGGAACATAACTGACATATCCTTGTACTTAGTAGTACTGTACAATATGTCTCTTTGTTCTGGTATAACATCCAAGTAATCATGATTATAAACTATATCTGCACCATTATACTGGTATAGATGCTTAGTAGCCTCTTGCCTAAAATACATATTCTTTTTGTCTTTGGCAAAGTTATATACTTCTCCAACAACTTCAAAATGGAATGATTCAGGTTGGGTCTTATTACTTATAATCTGTAAGTTATTAAAGATTTTATGTACTGATGGATTATCAACTACAATAAATTCCAGCTCAAATGGATGTTGCTTACCATACCAATAGCAGGGACTAATTGGCTTTCTAGTAGGCATTAATCCAGCTTGACCATGCTTCCAGAATGAAGTAGTTAGTAAGTCATACCTCATCTTAGTAACTACAGTTACATTAGAGTATAATGTCTTTACTACATTTCTAACTTCACCTTCAACTAAATCAGTTCCTTGATTATATACTACAGCTTTAATAGGTATTGTCCACCTACTATCTCCGACTGAATTGGCATTGACTGATACTTGATTACCATTAGTAATAAAGAACTTATTTCTAACTCTATCATCAGCAATACTATACTCAATGTTAGAACCGCTAATATCAAGGTTTAGTTGCAAGTTACCTAACTTAGCTTTGCCATCTATTACAGTTAGTACGTTATCAACTACTGCACCACCCTGCATACTAATAAGAGGGTAGTTAGAAGTTATCTTAGTAATTGTCTTAGATGTGTTTCTATCAAAACTAAAGAAGATGTTATCAATATTCTCAGAATATGATGGAACCCATGAGTAGAATGTTACAAACTTCTGCATAACTTCATTGTAGCACAAATTCCATACATTCTCTTCCAATGTATTAATATCATCATAGAATGTAAACATTACATCTTGCTTAAACCTATTGTAGTGAGTTTTAACGTTCCTAATACCAATAATTGGGGTCTTCTCTTTCTCAGTAAGTGAGATATTATCATTCAAGAACTTCTGTACTTTAAAGTCTGAGATAACCTCGAACAGTTGCCCGTTAGTTCTCCAAATCTTTTTCCCGACTGTATCCACTCCATAGACGTAATAGGGAGTCTTGATGACACTCTCTGCCCACTGAGTACCGAATGTATCAGACAGCATTTTTGGATTCTCTGGCAGTACGTTAGAGGTGTTTATGAAGGTATTTCCGCCCACACCTTCACCTGCAACTACTCTTTCATTTACAGGTATCAAAGCAACGCCATGTTCAAATACACAAATGATACTACCAAACCATTCAACCAGCTTAACTATACTACCATAAGTTAATGGATAGTCCCTATAGTGAGTCAATTTGAATATTCTATAACCATTTTTGAATGAGTCATTGACATTAATGTCAGAGTACATAACTCTAATATGGAACTTATTCTTAATAGCTGGAACATTAGGTAGTTCATAGTAGTACTTGTCAGATGTAGTACTGTTTATACCACCATTTATTACAAATGATTCTGGTATCTTAGATTCTCCAGTAACTGACATAGCTTGTAATGGATAGAATCCTCTAGGTTTACCTGCCATTCCCATCTCAGATGTATATGATACGTCAGTACACCTCATTGATAGATTGACGGTGCTGCAAACCTTAATAGTAACCCAGTGTCCTATCTTGATGGCATTAACATCACCTCTGTTGATTTTACCATTCTTCTCACTATCTCCTATAGTATAGTTATCCTTCCATGACATTTGGTCTACAATATCATCATTAATAGGAGCTGATGAATCCTGGAAGTTTCTACACATTCTATGTGTATAGTTACCTATGTAGCAATCACCTCTAAATAGGTTCTTAGCTATCATAGTATCTCCATCCTCATCTAAATCATCCCATAACATTCTATTACATATAGCATAGAAGGCTGATGAATCTTCATACCTAATTTCGAAGTAAGTATCTAATAGGTTCTCCTCATAGTTAGGAATCTTAATGTCAATAAGGCTCATCTTATTAGTATTATATCCCTCCAAACCAATATAAGGTCCCCAACTTCCTCTTAGTAGATTACGAGCATTAGATGATTTATTTGTATAGTTATAGTAAGATACTCTCCATGCCTCTTCAGCCTCTCCAGCTCTTGCACTAAATAGCTGTTTCTTACCCTTTAATGCCTTAACATTATCACTAATAGCCATAATGTTATATGTTTCATCTTGAGTAGAATCGTTAGTAACATAAGACAGATTGTAGAAATGAGTACCACTTCTATCAAAATACTTCTTGCTGAACTGTGATTTAGCCATCTTAACCTCAAACTGAGTGCCAGTAAATAATTGATTAAAGTAAGATTGTCTTAGTTCAAATTCTGGACATAGGGCTGCATATCCTTCTAATACATTATCCTTAGCAATGTCTTCGCACCTCCTGTCGAAATCATGTGTAAGAACTCCGTCCTTGTCTAGGAATCTTTCTACTCTATATTCATCAACTCCAGAAGGAAGTACTGGTAAATGACTTGTATTCTCTAGACCTATTGTAACGGCTTGTGCTAGTGTAGTAGGTATTCTCTTTTGTCTTACAAAGAAGAATCCTTTAGTATATCTCTTTAATTCTCTGACAGCATCCTTACTAATCTTAATATCAAATCCAATAGGAACTGTACCACTCTCAGCTAGCTGATTACCATTATACTTAATTTTAACTACACCCTTAGAGTTTTCATTTTGACTATCAAGCTTATACGTCTCTTTATTAATAGGAATGTATTCTCTATTAGCTTGAATAGTAGCTATATTATTTGTACTAGTTGGGTCAAAACCTTCCTTGAATAAAGGATAGTCTTCCCAATCTATTCTATCAGAATCGCCAGGAACAGCTAATCTACTAATACCTCTAATGTTAAATACTGGCGATAAGGTATAGTCATTAAGAATATACACTACTCCTAGTCTGTAGATTTCATCATTCCAATATCCGAGCTTATTATAGATGTTCATCACATTATAATACTCGTACTGTCCTGTTTCGTCCTTGTAATCCTTATCAACCCTACCAATATTATTCTCTACATTTAACTCTGGTAAGAAGTGTAGAGATAGGTCAGTAAGCTCTTTATATTCAATATCTGGATTTGCCACATTACCCAAGAATAGCATATTCTGACAAGTAGTTTGTGCAGCTGCACTATTAACTACATTATAAGCAACGTTAATATCGTTAATACTAACAGATTGTACAGTTTCAAACCCAGTAATACTAATCTTAGCAACGTTGTTATATACAGCAAATTGCTTCATAATCTTAAATGAAGTAGTCATTTCATTTCCATCTACATCGGATGTACTTCTTGTATAATAAACTACTACATTGTTGTAAGATGAATCTATATTAGTTAATAAGAATGAAGCTGACTTATAACTGTTCTCATCTCTAATTCCACCTTGTATAGAGGATGGGTCATTCAAATTACCAATATGGCAAGTTACTATGCCTGACTCAGCTATAAAATCTGTTTCATTCCCATCAGAATCTGATAACTTAAAGTAGAATACATAGTTACCAACCCTTAAATTACCACTAGTGTTTAGTCCCATGAATGTAAGGTTAGCAATATTGTTAGTCTTCTTGTAAAGAGATATGTCAGATTCAAAGGAATCTATATCGTATATATTAGTGTCGTTATCTCCTTCTCTATCTACAATCTGATATGTATTCATACCAGTAGATGAGAATCTTGTGTTAATTAGCTTAGGATAGTTACTACCATCATTAAGGATAAGGTTTACTGAACCATCATAAGACTGTTGAGGAACAATGTCAATAGGATGGTTCAGGTCAAAACTGAGTAATTCTGTATCCAGGTTAATTAAACTACCTTTAGGATACACAATTACTCCGTTTTCCCTTATATCTTCATTAGTTCTTAGTACTCTTAGTGGATTGTACTCATAAACTAATGCTCCCTTCTGTTGAAGTTGATTCAATCCTAAGTCTAAGTTCAGTGACTTACCACTTAGTGATTTGAAATTCATATATTTATGTGTAAATAGATTTGTTACTCTTTAGGACATTGATAGCTAAGTCTGGTGCATCACTATTCCAACCTTTCTTCCAGGTTCCAATACGAGTACTTGGTGATTTAACTAGGATTTCGTTATAGTAACCATCAGGTATCTCTCCTGATAACTTCTCATAAGCATATGAGGTAACGAATACATTGTTAAATGACTCAGAGAATGTCCATGTATAGCCTTTCCAATCAACCAAAGTTGTAGCAGATGCAGCTTTAGGTTTGTAAGAGTTAAACGTTAAACTACCATCATTATTAACAGTATATCCAACACTTGAATCGGCTACATAAATCTTACCTCTATCTATACCACTTAAGGAATCAGAAGTAACTGTATGAGCTGAATAAGCATTAGTATAACAGTTAAGAATATCAGCATCCTTAGAGTAGTCCAGGTCATCTCCTATAGATACTACAGTAGACATAGATTGATTCTTATGGATACTAAATATAGGAAGATAGTTGTTTAATCCTTTAATAGCAGCTGTCCATCTATTCATATGAGTCTCTATAGATGTAGTATCACTTCCCAAGAAGAAGTCTACATTTACATTAGTGCCACCATTTGGAACCCCAATGTTGATAGTACATAGTGTATCAGAAGCTATGTGATATACATAGTCAAGATTGTTAGGTCCAACAAAGTTGATTGTTTTACTTCCCTTCTGTAGTATAAGAAGTTGACTTAGTAAACACCTTACCATTTTGTCAACTCTAATAAGGTTATCTGTCCTATCGGAACCACTGGATGGTGTAGTAGGTGCTGTACGTCTAGAAGCTAAATTAACTGGATGGTGAACTCCATTTACATCTTTCCATGTTGCAAATAGGAAGTTATCTCCACCATCTACCTCATTTTTACTACAGCTCCAGCCGTCTATGGTTCTTCTTGAAGCATTATACCACAGTGAAGCACTATCTCTATCTTTACCTCCAAATATACCCACTGTACCATTACCCATGTTAGATAGACTGGTTTGTAATCCAGTATCATCCACACCTGCACCACTATTTTGACCACTACCTACAACAGCACCGCTAGCAGTAACAGAGCAGTTATATTCCATATTCTTATCACTAGCCAGTACGCATCTAAGATTACCATTCTCTTCTCCAAATGAGAATAATTTCTCCTTCTGTGTTAAATCCATGGATTGTTCATAAGCTGGTCTTAATACCTCTTGGCTTATAGTCTTAGAAGCCACACCTCCAGCATTAGAGTAGATGTACCTTGTAGTAGCTAGTTGTCCTACTAACTGATTATTACTCCAAGCAAAAGCTTTTGCAATCTTTGAAGTTGGGTTAGATATACTAGCAGTTAGTGTAGAATTATTATTAGGTAGAACTTCTGAATGGTCAAAGTCGCATGATGTTACACTTGGTGTAGTTCCAAAATAGTTACTTACTATTTTTTCATCAGGCTTACCTGCATACATCCTCTTATCGTAATCATATCCAGCAGCTGGGGTTACTTTAACTTCATAAGTTCCAGTTTTACCTACCTCGTATTTATAACCAGAAACATCTGTATCTAGTGAAGGTACTTCTGTAATGAATTGAGATATACTTACCCTCGTAATAGGAGAAGGGGATGTAGCTGCACCTGCCTTTAATGTTAAAGATGGAACTCCTGTCTTCTTGACTGATGTATTAACCTCACTTTTAACATCCAATAAGATTCTACTCCTAGCATTACCACTAGGAAGACCAGTGTTGAAATCTGGAACTTCCTCATAGAAATCATTGAAATATCCCCCAGTATAGACTAGTTTATAACCTACAGTCTTCTTAACTCCAGCCACATATCTGTCTATTCTAACTATATAAATCCAATTCTTTTGAATTGTACTATCATCGAATGGTATAATCTCTTCAAAGCTACCATTATAGTACTCTTTAGAGATAGCATATTTATAGTTACCGTTAAGAGTCTCAGCACTTGCAGCATTAGCTGAATCGGTTAGACTTATAAAGGTAAACTCTATTTTTTCAATGTCTGAATCCTCATTTAGGTTGTAGTAATCATATCCCCAACCTATTTTCAGGTATGTATCAGTAACATAGAACCTCCACTCTCCTAACACCTCAGAATTAGTTCTAATAGCATCAAAGTCTATAGTTCCACTCTTAGCCATTCTCTCTAATACTCCATAAGGACAAGCTGGCATAATTTTATACTGAGTCTTACCTGTCTTGCCACTCTTAGTAATAGTTGACTTAACGGCAGATGAATCAGCTTCAATCAATCCAACCTCATCTGGATTATTTTTGGTTGTTCCTTTAAACACTCCTGTAGTTTCTCCAGAGAACTCTACACTGATAACCTTAGTATCATCATTACATGAATACTTTCTAATAAGGTTGAATGTATCAAAGGTCTTCAACTCAACTACTAAGATTAGTGCTCCAGATGATTTAGCACTAAATACTTGGACTAATTCTTTTGATTTGATAACATCCAGCATTGGAGTATTACTATTCTCATAAATCCACAGTCCATTGCTATATATCTTCAAGTTCTTCTCATCTATATAATCAATACTACCACTACTATTTATAACACCCAATCTTAGTTTAATTGCACCTCTATTGATTGCCTCTTTAATAGTTGCATCTATAGAATTAGTAACTATCACAAATCGGTCTCCAGGATGAAATATCTTTACTTCATCTGAATTATTAACTTGAAATAATTTCTGCTTGTAGTATTCTAATTCTATATAGGGCACTGAACCCTTCATTGTGATAAACTCATTGAAGTTAAACCTAATAGGAGTGACATTTAGGTCTTCCCCCTCATACAACTGTTGAGGAGATGGGAATGAACCTATCTGACTCTTACCAGTGATTGGATTATGAGCTGCAACATATATAATACCTCCATGTTCCTTCATTCCTACAGGTACATATCCTTTATCAAGATAGGCTGTGTGAACTTCACCATTTCCCATATCAGTCTGTAATACAAACTCATTACCATTGTATGTTATTATAGTACCATTTAAGCAGTTTGTTAATACATTACTAGGAGTAGTTAATGGATGTAAGTCCATTATTAAACCCCTACCAAAGGTATTAATTGCTTCTTTTCTCATATTTTATAAGTTCATAGTTGTTACTACTAATAAGTATGTCCTTGAACGTACTCGGATTATCTCTTACTAATGCAATCTCTAAATCATTGCACTTCATTGTATCTTTAAAGAATGTATATCCCATGTCTGTAATGTATCTATATCTTATAATGTATTTAGACCAACTGTAAAATACTTTAGCCTCATCAAATACTTTCATTCCGAATTTATTATGGAATATAAAATTCTTCTTCTTTCTTCCTCTTCCAGTGGTTGACTTAACTACAGTTTCATACTCATCGTCAGTCAATCCTATATAATAGTACCCATCCCACTCTTTAACTTTCTTAGAGTATAATACTCTTAGCTTCCTCCTTAACATTCTTCTATAATAGTTATAGTGTTTAATAGAATCACGTGTAAGTTGTCCGCAGTAGAACCAGTATCTAAACTTAGTACTACTAATAAGAGTATCACATCCTCTAAGATTATAGTAATATAGCATCCTCCATCCATATTCAACGGCTCGTTTAATATCTTCTGGAGGTACGGTAGGAAATTGGGCTATTAGGTCTGGTAAATAATCATTGACACTTTTAAGCATTAATAGTATTGTTTACCTTGATTTGTGTGTTCTAATATCCTATCTCTATGTTCTGGGTCAAGATATATTAGTTTTTCTCTCATAACCCCTTTAGATTGGAAGTGAAATACCATTTGGTATGCACAGAAATTAGATGCCAGAAAGTCCACCTTAGCCCACTTTCCATTTCTCCTTGCTTTAGAGAACTCCTCTCTCTCGAATCTCTTCATCTTCAATTCAGCTCTCCTAGACCGAGTCGGAAGGACAAACGTAGTATTATTTTCGATTACATCTTCTAAAACCATATTCAAGGCACTTTTAAATATCTTCTTAGCAATAACTTCTTTGTGCCTATTACCTATTAATTCCTCACATGCCTTTGATGTCATCTTCATCTTCTTAGTGGGAAAGGAGATGAATAATTCATCTATATTCATGGCATATCCTGTAGCGTAATTCATTATTTTACAAATTTCCATGTCTTATTAAATATCTTCCTATTCCAGCTTGTCTTAGCATCCAAGATTTCATTCATATCATTCTGGTTGATATACATAGGAACTCTGGCAGCATCACATAACTTATACCATCTTTGTTCAAGGAGTTGTGCCTCTTGTAACATACCTTGATTATGTTTACTCCAGCCCTCTTTGAACCTATCAGTATAAGCACAATAACAAGCTATTGCATCCTTTTCTTTCTCATTGATAAAAGGTAATCCATCATCATCTAATAGTATTCCTTTATATAATATGTTAACAGAGCCATAATCCTTATCAAAATAAAGAGTATCATTGACTCTCTCATACTTGGCTAGTTTACCACTAATGTAGAATGGGTTGTTATAAACCTTGCGCCCTTCAATGTAATTCTCAATAAACTGTGATTGATAATCCCCATTGACTGTATCATTGGTAGTATATCTCCAATCCTCAAAGTCATATGTTACAGCTTCAATAAAATCACAATTACATGGTAATGTAACGGTTAGGGTTTCGCAGTCTATCTTACATCTATATCTATATAGTTTAGTTTGTCTATTACCTATTTTATTCCAGGCAATCAGACCTATTTCTTCGAACTCTTCTGGTGCTAATTCTATACCATATAATAGGTTAGCTTGAACATATGCTGATTGAAAGTTTTCCATTATTTAGGAGTTTGGTCATTAGGTAATATTGGAGCAGCTAACTGTCTATAATAACGTAGCTTCTTCTCTGTCAATCTCTTCTTTATTTCAGCGTCGATGAAAGTCATATTATTAATGTCTAATGCAGAGCAACATCCATAAGTTTGTAGCTGACGAGGGTCTTTAAATATACCTACTACAGATACTTGCTTAATAACTGGAAGATTGAATATCCAACAATCATACATATTATTAGCATTGGGAGTTACGTCTATATATACATAAGGTTTGTTCTTAGCTCTCTTTCTATATTTATGATACTGCATTACAGTAGGACTTATGTACCATATAAATGGCTGTCCTTTATCTACAGAGCCTATATATTCAATACCACCTCCGAACTCAGTTAGAAGTTGTGGTATTTCAAAATGGAATGTAGGAGTACCATCTGCCTTATTTCCACACGTACAGTTCTCTATATCCTTACAGTCTACGTTAATACAGTTTATAGACATTAATAAGTCCCTCTTAGGGATAAGTCCCTTCATGGAATACTCCTTAATGATTTGGAGTCTTTCATCTACAATATCATCTTCTAATTGTTCTATTGATAAAGTATTGGAAGTGGTATAACCTCTAAGTCCAGATACTATATCATTATAGATTGCAGATGCTAATTTAAAATAATATCCCATAAGTACAAAATAAAAAAAAGGCGACGACTTAAATGGTCATCGCCTTAGTATTAGTAGGTTTATTAAGCTACGTCTTCGTTATTTGCACCTGGTTTCTTGATTTCATGGATAGTACCAAGAACCTTTAGAGCATCTTCAAACTCAGTTGCTAGTGAATCTAACACATAGAATACATGAGTAGTCTTAGATGTAACTTGCTGACCAACAGCAGCTCCACCAAACAGACCTCTATCTACCTTGTACTCGATGATGTACTGGTTGTACTTAGCACCTGGTACAGGAAGCTCTTCTTGGTTAACAGCTTCGAACTTTCTAGCCTCGATAGTAGGTAGTCTAAGGTCTTTTAGGATATGAGTATAAGTACCGAATCCTTCAACACTCTTAGTGATTGTTCCTTCAATAACATCCTCAAATACTTCATTAGTAAGTGGGTTGTTAGCAGCTGTGTTAAGTTTTTGAATCTTAGCCTCAGTGAATAGTTGATATTCGTCTACTCCGTGGATTATTAGCTTGTCTTCAGTTACCTCAGTCTTGATATATTTGTCACCATAGAAGGCTTGAATCTTATCAATAACTCTCTTGATTTCTTTAGCAACATCTGCTGCAGTAGTAGAGTTGGAAGCAATCTTGAACTCGTAAACAAAAGGCTTACCTTTGAATACGAAGTCATTAGAGTAGTATGAGTTTTGACTTCCAGATAATCTGATGTATAACTTCAACCTGTAGATACCTGCGCCTGGATTAGTAATAGTGAACTCTGCCTTACCAATAACTGGGTCGGAAGCAGCTCTCTTGTACATCGCACTTACGTTAGATCTGAGGAATTTGTTTACACGTCTTACCTCAATGTTGTCTGAACCCTTAACGATTTTATCTAAACCAGTGGTTACATCTTTCAGTGAGTTTAATACAATAGTGTTAGTGTACTGAAACATAAATTAAAAATTATTTTTTGGTTTGTGACTGTTGCTGAGCTGGATTTGCAATAGTCTGATTAACTGCTAAATTAGTTTGAAGCCTTGGGTCACCTGCGTTCTCCAATAATAGCTTTGCCAGCTCATTTATAATCTCTTGACACACATAATCTGGAAACTCCATGACTTGTGATGTATCTTCAACCATTTCAATCTGGTCTTGTGTTAGTCTAATTTTTTGAGGAGTCTTTATATAATCAACAAATATATCAGTTAGTTGGAATACAGAAGAATCCTTGCCATACCTAATTTCAAGTCTAACTTGAGATGGATTTCCATACCTATTAACTCCTGGCTGTTCTACTAAATCTACTGATTTACCACCAATGGTAATCTTAGTTAGAAGTGAACCATCAGTACCAGTAGTTTGTTGAATAGTTGTGTTTGGTGATATACTTCCTTCTCCAGCAGTAAGTCTTACTGGATTGGTAGGCATCGTTGTAGCACTATTTACGTTGTGTATGAAGTAATAAGGATTTCTATAAGAGGGTTGCATATAGAAGTTCCTTATTATTTGTGACCAAAGGTCTGAAGTTAAACGCTTAGCACCAATTTGTACATAAGTACCAGCATCATAACATTCGTATGTCTTTACTACTTTGAAATTGCATACACAATTCAAAATATGTAAATAATCCAATGGTAGATTTACTTCATAAACAGCTCCATACAGTGAGTTAGTTTGAGAACTAACAGCAGCGTATGTATTTGTAGCCAGAGTAGGCTGGAGGATGGCAGTAGATTTTAATACTCTAATGTCATCTGTTGATTGTTGATTTACATCATAAATGTTGTACTTCTTATTAATGTATTGGTATATCGCCTTATTTAATAAGTAGTTAAAGTCCTCAAGTAAAATACTTGGAGCAGCAGTCTTATTCATTTCAACTAATGCTCCTCTGTATACTTGTTTCGCTGTCATTTAGGTAATGTTATTTTTTAGATGCACTTTCTTCTAAGTACATATCAGGATAAGTATCTCTCTTAATAAGTTCAAGTACCTTACTGTTAGTAGGGTTCTTCATCCAAGTGATTACTGCATCGTCAGTTGCACCTAATACAATGCTATCACCATATAGATAAACCTTATTCTTAACGTATATGACATTCTTGTCTTTAGCGTCAATAAACATCAATCTCAGATTAATATCTCCACCAGTATATAGGTCAATAATCTTCTCTGGAGATTTATGTGATATTTCAAGCAAGTAGTCTGTAATATCTGCGTCTGGTGCATTACGCATATTCTTACCAAGCAATCTAGCTTTAAGTGCTCTACCTTCTGCACCTTTAGGGTCTCCGTAGATGTAGGAGTCAGCATCGTGGATAAGTTTCTTCTTAGAGATTCTCTTAGCAGTATCATATCCAGGTCTTTCTACATATAGTTCAGCTGTACCATAACGAGCACGAGCCTTACCCTCAGCTATTTCACCGTCAATTAGTAAATTTCCTTTAGAGTCTCTCGCATCTCTTGATAGAGCAATGAGAGGACAATGTTGTATTGAGTGCCACTCAGCAGCCTGCCATTCATCATTTAGATTGAATGTAGTACCATCTTCTATAATGAATACTTTATTCTCAGGAATAAGTGGTTTACCTTCATTTCTATCCTTATCAGAGATAATCATATCACCCTTACTATCTACTGGTCTAACACAATCAGGAAATCTACCAGTCTTCGGGTCTCTAACAGGATTCATGAAGTATTTCTGTCCAACTTTACCGAACACACTTCTTAAAATAATTATATCGTCTAAAACATCAGCCATATTAATTCGTATTTTTATTGTATATCATACACCATCTTTATAATGAGTATGAGAGGGACTATAGATTAGCCCCTCCCAACACATCTTGATTATATATTTTTATTATGCTTCTTTCATAATGAAGCTTCTGTATGGAGAGAATACTCCAACACCAGAATAACCCCAGTTGATTACCTTAGATGCAGCTGTAGTACTTGAAACAATACCAGAGCTTAGACCATCTAAACCACCCACACCAGGATACTTGTTAGTAATGAAGTCACCACCCTTTAATGTGAACATTTGGATAGCTGGTTCACCGCTAGTCTTATCAGCAGTAAGGTCAAGCATTAGACCAAAGCCCTTTTCAGAACCCCATTCACGAGAGAATGTTCTGTCTACCTTGAATGAAATAGTGTTACCACCGATTTCGTAGCTATTGAATGTAGCACCAACGTCTACATATCCGTTAGCTTTCTTAGACCATAGATAAGTACCACAAGTTTTGAATCTAGCAAGCCATTCTGATAGGCAGCTTTGAATGTCATTCCACATCTTCTCGTTGCAGATGAATACATACTTGTTACCAGTTGGATTCTCACTCTTCTCATTCATCATAGCCATAGCTGTAGTGAATGCTTCTGGAGTAAGTTTGTTGTATACATACTTAGATGCAAATCTCTCGATTTGTGGGATGATACCGTCACCAATATAGATTGGACGACCAGTGTCAGGGTCAGAGATTGTTGGTTTACCGTTCTTATCTACGTTAGTCTTATTAAATAATAGACCTTGGTTACGTACTTCAAGGAAGTTTCTTAATAGATTCTTCTCAAGAGTATCCATCTTATACATTGTTTCTTTTACAGCACCATTGCCTTCACCCTTACCAATGCTGATGAATGTTTGCTCAAGTGGCTTGAATAGAGAAGTATAGCTATCATCAACACGATGTGTTGTAATGTAACCTCTGTGTCTCTCAATGTTAGATTGATACTTAACATAACCCTCTTCATGAGCTTCAGGCATAGCGTTAGATTGGAATCTTGTAGTGTCACCAATCTGACATCCGTCTAAGTCAAGAATTGAAGAATAGTCATTATCAATTAGTCTTACCTCAACAGTCCAATAGTTATCTGCAACTCTTGTAGGTCTAGAGATAACTTGGCATTGCTGCATTGTTTTGTCAATCTTAAAAATGTCGTACTTCTGGTAATAGTTTTCTTTGAAAGCCATTACGATGGTTGTACCACCTTCACCATTAGTTGCTGGAACATCTGCGAACTCAACTCTCTTGATGTAGTTGGTTTCAACTTCCCACTCGAAGTACATACTATCAATACTTCTGTATTTGCTATTTGACTTAGAATCCATGTAGAAGATGTTTCTTAGGGACTCTGTCAAGTAAGAAGCAGTTAGATTAGGGTAAAGTCTTGAAACTATACCAAGTCTAGTTGGTTTTGTGCCTAAGAACTTATAGAAATCTTCATAAGTTCTAGTTTCGCTCATTGTAGGGCGATTGGTTACGAAATTTGCTACTATCATACTTTATAATTTAAATTTAATCTAAATCATCGATTGTTAATACTTTTTTAGCGGGGGCAGCCTTACTACCTGCTGGTTTTCTGACCACTGTCTTAGCTGCATTTGGAGCTTTACCTCCCTTAGCATCCTCAAATCCTTTATTGTAATTATACTTAGATGCTTCTGTAATCTTCTGTTTGTAATAATCAGAAATTTGACTAAACGCCTCTTGTCCTTTTAGTGCATACCAAACCATACCCACTAAGGTCTTTGGGTCATTCAATGCTTTAGCAATGTGTCTAACTCCTGCAACATCTGAATCTAAGATAAAGCTAGCAATTTCATTCATATCGTCCTCAGACAAGGTTAGTGAGGACTCACCCAAATCAATGGTATCATTCTCTTGAATTGCAGCTACAATAGTATCTTCGAACTCTTGAGCAGCCTTTTCAGCAGCTAATCTTTGTTCTTCTTCCTCTTGTTGAGCTAGCAACTCTTCTTTCTTCTTGTATTCGTTGCGGATACCTTGAACCTTCTTCTGATATAATGCTTCGTGCTGTTTAGCTAATTCTAACTCAGCAGCAGCATCCTCATCAGTAAGCTCTGGGATTTTAGCTTTTAAATCTATAAGATACAGTTCATCATCTGGGATAGAATCAACCTCATAAACAGGAGTTTCTTCTTGATTAGAAGCTAAGTACTCTTGAATAGCTTGTTGAGCAATATACTTTTTATATTCCTCCGCACTCAGATTATTCTCTCTAAGCTCATTAATAAGTGAAACCTCATCCTCTGCTAAACCATAATCGTCATTTGACTCGTCATAATTTAGTATTTGAAGTTGCTCCTCTCTTGAAAGCTCATTGAAACTCTTCTCTTCAATCTCTCCTGCCTCGTTCTCAAACTTGATGGCATCAGGATTGATTCCTTTATCTTTTAGTAGGGTAGTGATGATGTCGTCCTCGGTTGGCTCGTTAGACGGCTCATCCTCATGAATTTCCTCTCCTTGTGGTACAGAACCATCAAGCCAAGGCTTCTCATAGGCATCCTCGTCAAACTTAGCTTCAGGAGTTATGTCTTCGTCTAATCCTACATCGTCAATGTCTAAATCCTCTAATTTCATTTCCATATTATTCCCTTTTAAAGTTATTTGCAAAATTAAGGAATTTTTAGGGTGTCCCAAAATGAAATATTGAAATTCATTAATAATTAGGAACACCCTTACTTATTACCCTTGTATTGACTTGATATAATCCAATATACCCTGTACGTGTAGACGAGCTATAGTTGCTCTACCCTCATCTGATAGTAGGTACTCTACATCTGCCTTATTATCTTGAAACAGGTTTTCTGTTAAAACTGCTGGGCACTTAGTCTCCCTGCATATAGCTAGATTCTGTTTCCAATATACTTGTGTTTGTGAATATTTCCTTAGTGTTAAACCCTCTTTACGTGCTGCTTCAAACAAGCACTCTGCCAGCTTCCTACTCTTACTTGAACTATTGTTGGAGATGAATACACTCCAACCTTTAGCGTTCATCCAATCTGCCCCGCTACCAGCAGCATTACAGTGAATTGACACCAATACAGTATTAGCTTTTCCATGTATGTCACAGTATTGGTTTACTATACGGCATCTCTGCATGAGTGGTACATCAACCTCATCAGTAACTACCAACTCAACATCAAAGCCTTTGTCTGTTAATTGTTTCTTTACCTCGTTAGCAATCTCTCTACAATATTTATACTCCCTAAGTCTGCCGTCTGGACTTCTTTTACCAGGAGTTGATTCTCCGTGACCTGCATCCAATAGAATTATCATAGCTTACTAAATTTTAGACAAGTGTCAAGAATATTAAGTGTTATCTTGCCTTCCTTATCTAAGGAGTTTATAGTATCTTTAATTACCTTTAATTGTTCAAATGTAAGTTCAACTTCCTTCTTTGTCTCCGAACCAACGTTCCATGTTACCTTCCCATTGTCCTCCTTGTAGTTTATTGCTTTCTTCTCCTCTTCAGTAAATCTTACTAATCTAATAATGTCCATAACATCTACAAGCTCTTGAATACTACCAGTCGTTGGTAGTATATATATAAGAGTCAGTCTGTCTAAAATACTTAATTCTATTTTCATGTTATTCATTTTGCCATCCAACTATTAATCCGTTCACTACGTTTATGTGGTATCTTCCTCTCTTACCAACTCTATCGAAGTGAGTTAATCTTCCTGTCCAACCACCATAGTAATTGCCAACTACTGGTGCTTGTTCACCATCATTACTAATGGCGTGTCCATAAGCATCATATGAAATCATACCCTCACTTTGCATGCATTTCGTAGTATAAATACTAGCGTGGACTCCACTGGTGCACCACAAGTTACCATCAAAGAAGCCAGCTACCGTATGTGGATTGTCTGGGTTAGCGTCTACTTCAAGTGGATAGGTTATTGGGTCATTCTCAGAACCATATTTAATTCCACTATGGGAAGATGAGAATATACCTACTATATGATTCCCTGATACTTTTATACCTATAGCATCTCTAGCGTCATCTATAAGGGAATTATACTGAGTGTATATTTCCAAGAAACCACCGTAGCCATCAAACAATTTCTTCTTTCCAACTCCAAACTTAAATCCCTGCTGGAATCTACTACCCATGAAATCAGTCGGATCATACTTTTGATATAATACATATGGATTGGTGCCCCATATCCAGGCTCCCGTAGTTGTTGAGTCCTGCTCTATAATAAAATCCCCAATCTTTCCAGACTCAGCGTTTATTTCACCACTAAAGTATCCAGACGTTGCATATATCTTACCTTTGAAGTACCCATCTCTAGCATATAAGTTACCCTTAGTATTAATAAACGAATTAATATAGTACCCTTCTTGGGTAACATAGTCACCAGCAGCATCTATGTGGATTTCTAGGTCTGGGTCCCACGTAAATGGTGGACGAGAACTCATTTCTGTACCATGCACTCTTAAACCTCTTGATTGAACAGCACCTTGTACATCTAATAGAGCTTCTTGGAATTGTCCTTTATCGTTAAACAGACCACTTAACTTCATAGCTGGATTACCTGCAATACTAAACACGAATTGGTCAGCATTCATATAAATCTCAGTCTTATTCCTATAGGTAGGATTACCATTCTCATCCAAGATAGGCTCTCCTTCTAAGTTAAGTGCTGGTACTTGGTCAATAGTTCCATCCTCGTTGACTACATCTCTAATTTCAAGACCTGCGTTTCTAAACTTTAATAGAATACTTTCCCCAGAGAAGTCTACAATAGAAGTACCATTATTAAGGTAGAACTCTCCAGTCAAGAATACATTCTCTCCATATAGACCATAACCGTAAGGCTGTTTAGTTCCAAAGATTTCATTGTGTATTCCAGATAGATTACCTAGCCTAACCTTAGTAATCTTGGTATAGGTACACTTATATTCTTTATTCCTAAATAACAGAGCTGAGTCTATTGTAGGAACTTCAGTTAAGAAGTAACCATACTCAGCTGGATTATTGAGAATCCCCTGAGTAATTTGATTGTTCTTACCATCATTTATAAGGACTTGATTCTTATCCTTAGTCTTTAAGAATATCAATGGGTGTTTCTTATCAATCTTACCTCCGAAGTTATCTGGATTTACACTACCTGGGTTAGTAGTCTGATAGTAGAAGTCACTAGCATCCTCTCTTACATATATATCACCTTTCTTCTTAATATTAACTTTCTTAGTAGCCCAAGTAGGAGTAACATATAATACAGAATAGTCGGGTCTGTTAAGTCCAGCTAATACATCAATGTAAGGACCACAATCGTCAGTAGATGTAATATAAACAGCATTCTGTCTTTCAATATTGTATATATTACCTATCTGAACCATATCATCATCCTTAGCTATATCATCAAGTCTTTCATCCTTTGAAATAGCATTTCCATCAGCTTTACCATTATCAGTAGTTCTTGCAGGTTCATACTCATTAGTATTTGAGTTGTAGAGCTGTTCAGTCTTGTTATACTGAGTATCATTAAAGCTCTGCTCAAACTTAATTAAATTACCTTCATCATCATAAGATGTCTCTGTATATGTGTCAAATACTGATAGAGCTTTCTGCATTATATATGTGTAGGAGTCTACTTGCACAGTTACAATAGCATCATAGTATTTAATGTTACCATTATTGTACTTCTGACACCTAACAATATCCCCAGGTTTAAAGTAAGGATAATCCTCGTTCTTGCACTCTACTACCCATATATTAGATTGTGAGGGCATTCCTGTGTTAGGTTTTTGAAGTCCAAAGTACTTATAATAGGGATAGACACTATATAAGTTAGAACCATCACTAGATGTCTTTCCATCCTTTTTATAATTCACTTCTCTACTTTTAGGAACTATGAAAAATTGTGTCCTTTTATTAAATGAGTCTACGTTAGCCCATTTAGAAGGTTCAGTACCTGATAGTGGGTCTCCTGGAACTTCTTTCCATTCAATGACTTCCCTTGACTTACTTATGAATATAAGTTTAATATTACTTTTGTAGGTATTGAATACCTTCTCAGTAATTATTCCAGGGCTAGGGTTATTAGCATTATATTCAGCCCATGACTTGTCTAATACATTCAAATCATATAGACTACTTGGACCTTTAAACAGTGGACTATTTATTACTACTGTTATGTCCTTAATATAGATTATGAAGTTGTAATCTACAAAGGCTTTAGGAATGTAATTACCACTAGCATTAGCTAATTGTGTAGTAAATTTCTCTGTTACTGAATAATTGGTACTTAAATCATTAAATAAGAAATAATTGTTAGATGGTATCAACTTTTCAAGATTACTCTTTGCATCCTCTGTTCCCCATGTACCTATTCTTTGTAGGTCAGCTTGAGTTATGATTTTGGGTTGATAAGCTGCTGTACATTTACTGGAGTTACTAACCCATAAGCTACCATTGGTTGCACTAATCTTATTAATAACCATCTCATACACTCTCATAGCTTTACGAACTACAAGATAATCTACAGTTAATGTATTAGTATCAGCATCAAGTCTCCAACCATAACCTCCAAATCCAGATGCAAACTCTGGAGAAGTTAAATTACCACTTGTTACTAAGTCACCATACATACGAACATTTTGGTTAAATGTCCAATTATTCTCGGAAACACCTTTACCCTTAAATGTCCAATTACCTGTAATGTATTCATCTACTCTTTTCTTAGCCAAATCATCTGCAGCATAGCCGCCTATAAATTCGACGTTTAGATTGTTTACTAACTTAGAAGAAGCTACTATTAAAGGAGGACCAACAGTATTAATCTCTAACTGTCCTGTCATTGTGTCTCCCTTACGCCTTACATAACCATCACCAGCACCCTCTGCTGCCTCTATTAAAGCTACGTATCTCTCATCATAAGAAATATATAGAGTAGTTGTAAGTGTGTTATAAACGAAGAATCCATCTCCAGGATACTCCATCTGCTCCATCTCAAGTAAGCTCCCAACTATAATAGTCTGGCTTTTAATTTCTGATTCTGTAGCCTTATCAAGTAATGCTAAAACATCACTCAAAACTCTTGAGCTATTACCAGTCTTTATATAGACCTTACCTAGAGTTTCAAGTACTAAATCAGTGTACTTATTACCAACTATTACTTTGTCACCTCCAAGAAATGACTCTGTTCTAATGTTGTCCATTGTTCGCTTTCAACGTTTTAAATATTTTCTCGAACTCATCAATGTCAGCCCCTCCAAACTTAATCGGTTTACCGAATAGCTTAACGACATATCCATTTTTAGCACGAGTCTTCATAACGTCACGTAGCGCATTACCAAATAAATCTATATTTATATTACCACCCTTATCAAGGAATGGTTCCAAATACATTCCATACTTGTCCTCTATATTATTAACTACGTAAGTTATGAGAGCGTCAGTACCTATTGTGTTTATGCCAAATAAGTTACTTACCAAGTTTTTAGTGAATGTGTTTGCTGCTTGAAATAACAATTCTTTATCACTCATTATTTAGCTGTTTTATTCATCATGAGTTCTTCAAATCTCTTTTTCATCTCTGGGTCACTTTCCATTAATTCTAATAATGTATTAACCTTCTCCTCTTTAGCTTTTATCTGTGATTGTATAAACTCCTTACTCTTCCTAATAGTAGATAGTAGGTTCTCTGCTGCTACCTTACCATCTGGAGAGTTTACATACTCTGCACTAAACTTAGTTCCTAAGAATGACATAAATCCTGCTTCATAGGTTTGTTTAGCCATTTGATATTCTTGTGTTGTGCTTGCTGAGCTTGTTGCATAACTTGAAGTTGCTGCAAGTATTGGTTTTGTAAATCAGTATAGTTAGTACCGAAAGGTTGTCCAAATAAGCTCATATCATGTGATTATTATGCTGCTGCAGGAATCTGTATCTCGAATACTGAGTACGTACAGTTACCTTTAACTGGCAATGATGTTGGTAACTCATCTAAGATAGCTTGATTAACAATACTAACTCCGTTAGGAATTATAACATCAATTACCTTATTAACTTCTGGAACAAGTGTAGTTATTGTCTCGCTTGTAGCCAGTATAGTTGATGTTTCTTCTGTAACCAATCTTACATTACCCTTACAATCAGTATACTGAGTATTATGTATAATATCAAACTTAGTAACCTGCATATAAGAAGCTGCACCTGTTGTAGCTGTGTTAATCACCTTAGCCCATCTCTGTGTAATTGTTAATGTAGACACTGGGGCTACAGATGCTCTTGCTCCACATGGTAACGATACATTAAATTCAATTAATTGAGCACTTTCTCCGATAGGAGTAATTTTTACTTTCATAAGTGTTTGTGTTTAAAATAAAAGGGAGACTATTCGCATAATCTCCCTTTAATATCTTACTGAGCTGTACAAGAAGGACAAGTACTATTGATAGCTGTATTTACTGCGTTCCAGTTAGAAGCAGCTTGCTGCATAGCGCAACAGTTGTTGTTTCCTCCGATAATACCAAGAGTCAGAGCGGCGTTGGTTCTACCCTTCTTACCCAATCTGTTAAGCGCGCTTCTTTAATTTTCATAGCGCAAAGTTAATGATTCTTAAAGGTCATACCAAAGAAATATTGTTAATCAATGTTAACTACAAAATAATTGTATTAAAATATTTAAAAATCATTTCTATGATATAACTAGCTTATATAATTGGTTATAGCCATTCAGCAGGTACTAATCTAGACTCTAATTGGTCAGCATTGGTAATGTTACCCTTCTTAACTCCAGTTAAGTATCCAGATACAATATTTAACACAGGATAAGTTGCAGAGGTGAACGTAGGTACTGCACCTTGTAACTTAGTACAATAGTAGAACATACTACTAATGTCATTAATATTGTAGCAAGTCTTCAGTAGGTCTTTAGTAATTAAAAGTAAACCGTAATTACTGTCTTCCTCTGTATTTGCAGTTGATACAGCAAATAAGCTAGAAGCATTAGCAATTCTATTGTTATTCTTAAATATGTTGGCGAAATCAATTTGAGGATATATCTCCTGAGTTCCAGCAGCATTATACGCCCTCTTATCAAACTTACAATTAGCCCACAATTCAGTAATAACTTTTAGGTTAGGATTATTAGCAAATAGGTCACTATTTACATCAACACCAACTTCTAAGATTGTCTGTGAAAACATACCTGTAATATCTTCCAACCTAGTATTATATTTAAACAGGTCTGGTGGGTATTTGATACCTCTAGTGAACGTATCTCCTTGTAGATTTACGAAAGCACAGAATCTTGTAGTTCTAAACACTCCAAACAGCTTTGGTGTATCTACAAGTGCTTCAAATAGTTTACATGGTATTCTACCTATCATACCATCCCATTTACCAGTTTGTTCTATAGTCCAATCTCCAGAATCAGGCAAGAACTTCCTAACTTGCTCTGGATAGTTGAAATCAACCATAGAATCTTCCAATGTACAGTCAGCATGACAATACCTGAACAGGTCAGTAGGAATCATGTAATTCTGATAGCCAATCTCAGCACGACCATTACCTGCCTGGCTAATAGCAGTCTTTTGTTGAGTATCATACTTAAAGTATTTCTCAGTAAGTCTTGACTTAACATCAGCTAAACCACTCTCAGTACTAGAAGCACCTTCCCATCCATAACCATCAAGATACCAAACATCAAATGCTTGTTCTCCTGGATTATAGTCAGGACTTGAAGTATCTTCGTTCCTATCATAGTTATATGACTTCTTCATGTTGCTGACATCAAGTTTAAATGTTACTCTGTTACCAGCATTCTTAATAATATGGTCATCCCAAGTTGTCCATGTACTATTAAGAACTAACTCTGAACCTATGTCAATAGTTCTGGTTTCATCATAACCTAGACACCAACACCCCTTAAATACTCCAGCCATATTAGTTATGCTATGCCTAATAGACTTAGAGCCATCTGAGTTGTCTTGGCTCATAAAGAATAATCTGTAAGGAATGCATCCAAAAGTACCACTATTTTCAAAGGCAAATGACACATCTTGTAAAGGACAGTTCTTAAAGCCTTCTCCCACTAGCTTTAATTTAAGATTGTAGCATCCACTAAATAGACTCTTGATGCTAGTTAAACTAATACAATCATCAAACATACCAGCAGGTGGGAATTGATATATCTTACCATCGTTGTTTAAGTCTATTCCTTTAAAGAATCCCTCAATACTATTCAATATTTTACAATTCTTGAATATATTAACAGGAATACTCTGAGCACCAGCTTCATCAGAACATTTAAGTCCAGTAAGTATACCTATAGCCTGTCTTAATGTTCCGCTAATGCCTTGGAACATATTTCCCATCTCTGATAGATTTACTAATGCTTCTCCACCACTGTATTGGAATGGGTACTGGATAGAGCTAAATGTTGGGATGTGCCATGTAGTACCTCCGTCATTGATAGTTTGACTTATGCCACCAAACACATTAGGTCCAATCTTTCCAACTAACTTAATACCAGAGTATAAAGAGTCCGTTAGAATTAAGGATTGAGCAACCTTATTAATTGTATGGAATAGATAGGTATTACCATTACTATCTGAATCTACAGTCATTCTAACCCAACTACATCCAGTGAATACACCTTTTGGATAAGGGCTTACTAGATTTCTTAGGTTTGTAAAGAATGTCTTAGAACTTAGTAATCCATCTGTAGGTACAGCTGCTCTTGTATTAGCACAGCTTCTCAACTGTCGACAGTTTCTAAACATATAGTCAATCTTTACTAGAGGACTATACTTACCATTAGCTGGGGCAAACACATTGTTGTCTATCCACTCTAAGCTAGTACTATCAAATGCAGCTTCTGCATCAGTAAGCTTAGGTAAGAAGTCTAATACTCCCCAAGTAGAATCCTTAGATGTACTGTAATCAGATGTCCTAGAGAAGAATGGTCCAGTTAGGCTTGTTCCACTGAATGCTTCCTTGATGCTATTTACATTAGGGCATAATCTAAATAAGTCATACCAAATATCACCAGTAACATTTGAACAACCTTTAAACATACCTTCTAATGAAACAACCCTATCAGTTAATCTAACCATTAGGTATTTAAAGTCATTATAGGATATTCTAGCACATCTTTCAAATAAGAAGTAGGCATCAGTCAATTCTTCTCCAAATGATACATTGGTAACGTTATTTCCTTCAAGGAAGACATCAGTACCATACTGAGTATACACACTATCTGGATTTAGATAGAACTGACTACATCCTCTAAATATCTCGCCACCCTGAAGAGATAGGTGTCCGATTACTCTCTGTAATGAAATACAATCTCTAAATGCACCTCTTGGTATTTCTATAGGATTTGTCCTATCATTCTTACATCTGACCTCTACTAATTGTTTACAGCTAATAGCCTCGATGCTTTCCAAGTCTGGGAAAGCAGTTAAGTCTAAATACTCTGGAGTTCTATCATTATACTTTAATGTAGATAATGATGTATTAGAAATAACTAGTCTTTTTAGGCTAGAGAAGTTAGGTTTACCATTAACATATAAAGATGCAAGTGTAATATCACTAGTCTTAGTATAGCTTAGGTCTAGAACCTCAAGATTCCAAGCACCTGTTAACTCTAACTTTAGAGCAGGGTTATTCTGACCAGAAATACTAAATTCCTTCATACCAGGGCAGTTATCAATAGTAACCTGAGCCAACGGACTGATAGAGTTATTAACTGAAGAATACGGAATCTGAATGGTTTCCATCTTCTCACAGTTCCTAATAGTTACCGTTCTCACATTAGGTGGTATGTTCAGAGTTCTTAATGCACCGCAGTTATTAATTTCTATTGAAGTTAGCTTTAAACAATCATCAATAAGTAATGACTCAAGGAAAGATTGGTTCTCTAACTTCAGATTAGTAATATCTGTTCCAGACATATTTAATGTCTTCAACACAGCAGATGTTGGGAATGTAATCTTAGTAATAGAAGAGTATGATACATCAAGTTCCTGAATTTTACGACAACCGCTCAGGTCTAATGTATATGCAGAAGCAGTAGAACCAATAAGTCTCACCTTACTTAGATTCAACTTCTTAATATTCTTCAAACCTATATCATTAGCCTCATTATATACTCCACCCTGGAAGAAATAAGCAGCATCCACATTACTTAGTCCACTTAAATCTAACTCTTGTAACATAGGTAGGTTAATATTGTCCAAACCTGTCCAAGGGTAACTCTTAAACTTAGTAAAGTCAGTAATGTACTTGTTAGCATACATATATACTACTGTTTCACCAGTAGGCATAGGTAAGATAACTGATGTTGGAGTGTCTGTAATCCAGAATGCACCAGTAGTCTTATCATGTGAATAGTGATAAAGTATCTGACTACTTGCAGTAATATCAGTACTAAATCTAATTTCAGTAGCGGAACCAGTAGCTTTGTTAGAAGCCCATAGTCCAGTAATAGGAGATTCAATAGTAGTAGGTAATAGGTTAGTATTATCCTTGTAACCATATACTCCATCTAAGAACATTATTCTCTTTCTAAACCAGTCTTTAACGTGCATTACACGATTACCATGTAAGAACTTTAACTGACTAAAGTCCGTACTATCTTCATATTTACCAGTGTTTGGGTCATATGTTTTAGAAATAGCAAGGTATTTAATCTTATAGTCATAGTTGAACATGATAGAACCTGCCTTCTCTGTATATGATTGATAGTAATCCTTAATAAATTTATCAGGGTCAGGGAACAGGTTAGTTCTTAAATTCACATATAATGACTCTAAGCTAGTTCTATTCTCTGTACTACCACTATCAATTCCAGCTAAGTTTTCAAGTACTTCCCATATTCTATTCCACCATGAAGCAAAGTACTGTTTATAACTATCAGTTGATACATAGTTCTTCTCTTGAGTATACTGAGTAATACCAGTATCCTGTGAAGCAATATTATACCACCTATGTAGATGTGCCCAGTACTCTACAATATCTTGTCCAGCATTGTTTAGACCAAAGGCAGTATCCATATCGTAGAAGCAACAATACCATACATCTGTACCCCAACTACGAATAGTTAAGTTCTTACACATAGAGTCCACACAACCAAATAGTAATGCAATCATAAAATAAGCACAAGCATTATCCCAGTTTAGATGCTGGTCACAAGCACTAAAGTTATAATAAGCATTCTTATCCAAATCATAGAACTCTCCAGGAATAGGTTTAGTTGGAGTTTGTCCAGCATCATCCATTGTATATTTCTGGATACGAGTAAGAGCCATATTAGCCATCTGAGTATAGAACTTCTGTACTTGATTATAACCGATTGATTCATCCCTAGATGTGTACATTACATCACCCATGAACTGAACAATCTTCATATCATCCTGTTGGAAAGCTCCTTGAGCAGAAGAGTTTTGGTTTATTTCTACAGAATATACACCATTACTTACCCCAGTGTTCCATCTATTAGCATCTTCTGTGTAATCAGTTACTAATGTTGGTCCGTCTTGGTTCACTTTAACGTAGTTAGTAAGTAACTTTAATCCCAAGTTAAAGAAAGCATACCTACCTAAGTTGAAGTTATAAATACCACAGAACTTAGGTTGTTTAATAGTACCATCAGCATCTGGAGCATATCTAATAAATAGTAATACTGGGAAACCTTCAGAGGTATGCTTAATCTTACCTCTAATAGCATTAGCTTTATCTGCATCACCTCCCCAAACATCATTACCTAATGACATAGGTGGAGTTGCTCCGAATGGTGTAATAGACTGTCCAGAAGAGTTTTTAGCTCTACCATTAACAATCTGACCAATTACTACGTTATTAACGTGTGCAGAGTCTACTACGTCAGCCTTTAATGTAAACTCATTCTCTGGCAACCAATCATCAGTAGGTTGGAATAGCATCTTCTTACCAGTCTGGTCTACATCACCCATATAAATCTCAAAATTCTTAGCATTATAAGATAGTGAAGATGTACCTTGTAGACCAATAGTAACACCATTGTTCTCTGATACACCACTTGGAGTTGTAATAACAACCTTACCCTTACTATCTTGATAAGTAATTTTAATGGGGAATTTCTTGCCCATTACTTCTACCTTATCAGATGCAGAGAATATTGCAGTTGAATATGGTTCAAATAGTGTAGGGCTGTTAGATGTTTCCTCTACTAACACAATAGGATAAGGTGTGTTAATTTCCATTTGCTCTACTAACTTAGAGTATAATAACTCACCTGTTAGGAAACCACCCTTACCTCCATCCAGAGTCTTATCCCATATTAAGCAGTTACCTGCACTATCAAATAGATTCTTAGTTCTTAACTCAGCATCTAAAGATGCATCTATTTGTCCTCTTACAAGTCTAGCTTGTTCAGTTGCAGATATGTAATTCTGTACAATAGCATACTCACTCTGTGATGACGTGTAAATCTTAATGTCATAAATATTAACACCAGAGAATCTACTTCTAACTCCGTTGTCGTTTCTACATCCGAAATAGAAATCAGTACCAAACATCCAGTCAATGTCAGACTGTAATACTCTACTTACAGCAGATAATACACCGTTGACATAGATTTTAAAGTACCAAGCATTACCTGATAGTAATGATACGTCTAAGTCTACAGTAAGTAACTCATTCTGCGGAAGTTTAACTGTAAGTGTATCAGCAGAACCAATCTTACATACAGCCTTCTCTAATGATATTTCATAACCAGTTTTTAATTCACCATCCTCATACTGACCTATACCGCATACTACTTCTTCTGGATAAGAAGAGGCGTCTGCCTTATAAGTACATGAGATATGGAATCCCATAGGTTGGAAGAATGATACACCAGCACCAATATCAACAGCAGGGAACATTTGGTCAGCTACTTCAAGATAACCATAAGCTTCACCACTTAATCTTGTTGCAGGTATCTGGTTCACTCCATCAATGTCTTGTATGAAACCACTAGTCTTACCATTCACACCTTTTAGAGTAAAGTTTACTCCATCTGGGAACTTAGATGCAAATGCACCTTCATATATAAACTCACCACTATTCTTGATAGGATAGTTCCATGTACCAGTTGCAGTATTTGGAAAACCAGTAATCTTACTAAAGTAAGCAAGTAACGTGTGCATGTCATTATTTGCATATAGCTCTGTACTTACACTTTCTACTATTCGACAAGTAACTGTCTTAGTATATTGAGCAGAAGTATCACCAGGGTCATTTACTGCATACCCAAATAGAGTGATTCTTAAATACTCATTAGCTTTATTAACAGCTAGGTTTACAGTACTATATACGAACCTATTAGTCTCGCTCTTATTGATATTCTTAATTGTACCAGTGTCAAGTAACTCTACCTCTCCACTGTCATTCATTAGATGAATCTTGTAATCCATATTGAATGAACTATACTTACTAAGACCGTAACTGAAGTAGTAGCTAAATCCTAACTGTGAACCTTGACCATACTTAGTTAAGTCATCAATAGTCTCTCCAGGGTTTGAAGAAGGAGTAAACTCTGTAATATCCTCAGTTACAATAACTAGATTATTACTATCAGCTACCGTAACATCAAACTTAATTTGTTCAGATGATAATACTCCTCCATTAAGAGTAGTACTAGCCTGCGCTATGAAGTAGAATCTTTGACCTGCTTTGGGATTAAAATGTTCACTTTCAAATAACAGTTTACGAGCATCGTAGCTTAAAGCTCTAATAGCAGTAGTAATGTTACCCACTCTAGCTACTTCAATACCATTAATAGTCATCCAGAACTCTGCTGGACTTTGTAAGATATTATTAGTTACAGTATAGTTAAGAGGTACTTCTGCAACACCACCCATATACATAGTCTTAGGTGGTATAGACTGAATCTCTAAGGAGATAGCTCCTGCTACAATCTTTACATATGTAGGAGTAGCATATACATTGTCATTATCATAGGCAGATAGTTCTACGTCAGTAGTTCCAAATAATCCAGTAATGGTAATATCTGTTCTAGCCATAGAGTACTTCTTCCATGTTCCTAATGTTTTGTTGGTAGCTAAATCTTTAGCAATTACAGTAAATGACTTTTTAACACCACCACTCTTAATCAAGATATTAAGTGTAACAGTATTAGTAGCTGTGTAGACTGTGCTACCCTCAGCTACATCAATAGTATATTCGGAGCCGTCACCACCGCCTCCTCCTCCACCGCCACCACCTCCGATTGCACCATTAAGGTACACCCAGGCTAGGTTTTGTTCTAACTTAGTCATTCTATTATCTAGCTTTGTAAAGCCATTGTCAATAGAAACTGATTCCCCAGCTTCATTTAAGAAGCCAGGGTTTGTCAGTTCCAATTCTGAAGCATTAGAAGCACCGTCGATTACCCATCTTCCAGTTACTTCATCATAATGTTTTATTTTCATTGTAATGTCTTTTCAATTACTATATTGTTGCTTGGATTGGTAGAACCATTACCTCCCACCTTTTTAAGGTCAGTATAAGCTATAGGTACATTATACTTGTAAGCCCAAACCTTAGTATTGTCCTTTAGTTGAAGCTTGTATGATTTACCAAGTATTCTCTCCCTCGAAGCTGTTGTCATAGAAGGAGTCTCAACCTCATCACCACTACCTATATTCCATATAATGTAATTAGGATATTGCTGTGCTGAGTTAACCTTTACTGTAGCAGTATTAGTTGTATTGTTCTCAATCTGACTAGATACTGGGTAGTATTCTAACAACCAAGGAATATTCTTTGCAGGTAATTCCTTATTAGAAGTTAACTTATATCCAGTAGCCTGACACATTACATATCTTACATAATTCAAGCTTGCATCAGTGGAGATTTGAACACATTGTCTTTCTCTATCTGGTAAGCTAGTATACCATGAAGGAGTTAAGGAAGTATCGTAAACGATAGGTTCCATTGTCCTACTTGGGTTCTCTCTTATATATCTTGAATTGGCATATGTATGTTTGTGACCACATAGGCATAGTTTAAAATCATTATCTTGCATCCATTGGCTGAACCAATAATTACCTACTGTATTTAAGTGGCTGCCACCTCTCTTGATGTTTAGGTCTTTGTCATAAGTTCCACTCTCATTTTTCTTTAGATAACTCATAATTAAGTCAGCCGTAATAATGGTGAATGGGGCTTCATGACAGAATGCAACCTTCCACTTAATTTTGGCATCAGCTGCGTGTTGTGCCAAATCAACAGTTGCCCAGTCTTTTAAGTCATTATATATATTCACACCAGTTATATCTCCGAACACGTCTGTCCTCGCTAATTCAGTGATTTCAGAGTTCATAGACAAGAAATAGGTGTTGCCATATATGAAACTATAGCAGCAGGGGATGTACACTCCAGCAGACGAAATGGGTACTGTATAAGGATGTTCAAATGTAAAGAAAAATTCTACATTTGCTGGATTGGTCTTACTCTTATCTTCACCATCTCCTAATGTGTATACGTCTACAGGAGTCAAATCATTATTACCTACTGAATACATTTGTTCCGTGTCTCTGTAGATAACATCTCCACCTTTATAATAGTCAATCCATTCATTGAATCTATTACCATTCTGAGTTTGGTCACCAGTATTTAAGCACCATTCATACGGATTCTCAGCTTTATCAGAGTTGATGTACTCTGCACTAACTCTCCACATTTCATATTCCTCTGCATTAAATCCTTGCTGGTCACTTACTTGTAGGAAGTTAAATCCCCTTTCAATAACCCTATCTCTATTTCTAAGAGTAAATGACCTTTCCTCAGTCCATGCTCCATCTCTACCTACCTTGTAATAATACTTCTGTGTATCAGTAGGTTCATCAAAGTCCTTAATGAACTTATGAACTGTAAATGGAGTGCCATCTGTAGTTATGCTTCTAATCCTATTGTAAATTTTATTAGTCCAATTCTTGTGGTTGGCAGGTCTGTTAGGATTTTGACTAATGCCTTCTGTATTGAAGTCTTCTTTCTTGAAAGATTCAAATTTATTTTCTGGAGTATATTCTTCACCATCTTTTCTTATCCAGATATATTCATCATAGTATCCTACTGACACCCAGTTAAAGCATCTTGTCTTATGAGCATCATGTCCCAATGTACAAGTAACTATGTTAGGAGCACCCTCTACTAGTAGATGCTTGTTAAAGAATATATTCTTATTCTGTGATGAGTTCTTCGGAGTATACTCTTGAATGTCAATAGCAGGATTAATTTTGTCCATATTAATATATGTCCAATCCTTAACATTACTCCTAGCACTCAGAGCTTTAATAGCTTGCTTTACTGGGTCCATATTATAGTAACGCATTAATAATACATTACTTCCCTTAGTAGCAATAGGGGATGTTTCACATGGCATTGACGTATCATTATAGCTACCTATTCCGACTAAATCAACATACCATTTAATAACTCCGTTAGTAGTCCAAGGTGCAGTACTATTCATAACAGTAGTCTTGAAGTAGTCTGTAGTCTCTTCACTACTAATATAGAATGCACAGTCATAGCTAAATTTGATACAGTCATCTTTACTTGACCATATACTATGAGGCTGTACTCCAGCACCTGTATCTCCAGCAATCTCAAGTCTTGTATTGTTAAGGGTTGCATCTTTTGTCCAATACATATCAGGTTCACCAACTCTAATTAGTGTAGTATTGATGTTCTCTACGGAACATTGAGCACCCTTAATTAAGAATGTACCTTGAGATTTAAGAGTACCAACTAGAGGTAATGTAACCCAATCTCCACTATTTCTTTCTGTATAATGTAAGAACAATCCCTTTAGATTTAAGTCTTTCTTACCAAGGTTACACAACTCTACGAAATTGTGAGATACTGGATTGTAGTCCTTATCCTCTGACGTTCCTCCACAATACACCATATTAACATAAATCTTTGGAGAATCTTTAGAACCTACCTCTTCTGGGATGATAGGGAAATATGGAGTAGTGTAGTAAATTCCAGTACCTTGAGTCTGAGCATTACCAGCTAAAGTATTCTTATCTAATCTATAATCATGTATATCTAATTTACCATCCTTAACCTGAATAAGGAATGTATTCTCTTTATTCGTCATGTCAGCGAACTCAATACCAATAATCTTGGTTTTAGCTCCACTACCACTTCCAATGACTTCGGTTAATATTCCATCCATTGTTTCTGGGTCTGGTCCAGGTCCTGGGTCTTCTCCACCACCTGTGCTACCTATTTTAATTAATTTATAAGTCTTAGGGTCTTTAATCCATAATGTCTGAGTATCATAACACCATAACAATTCTTTAGGTAGAAAATCACCTTTATTAGCCTGCATTTCTGTATACGTACCACTTTTAATACATATATGCTTAGCATTAGGTAAATACTCTTCATACTCAGTTGGCTCAGGTGAATCAGCAAGAACTATATCCTTATTAGCTTCTTGAGTAGCATTATCCTCCTCTTCTGAAGTACCATAATCAGGTTCTTCATTAGGCATACCATTATAAGCATATCTCTGATTGTTAGTAAAATCACCCGAATCTATCTGGCAATTAAATGCAAACTCTAGTTTACGTACCTTGTCTTGCAATACTGATATAACCTTCAGCAGGTCTTGAATTACAGTACTACTTGTCATATGTTCTTTATTCTCAGAAGTATCTATCCAAATACCTCCCTTATCTTCAGGTGGTGTATCCTGTATGTAAATTTTGGAGAAGGACTCCCATACGAAGCCGTTAAAGTAACGTATCTCATTGATTTCATCAACGAATACTATCTGTCCTTTAACTCTTAAATCGTCTCTGTCTAATAGTTCTTGTAAGGTTTCTACGACCACTATAGACATTCCTCCGCCTCCACTTCCTCCACCTCCTTGTACTTTCCATACATTCCATACCCCACTGTAGAATTGGTACATATGGTTGTCGTCAGGTGAATTTTTAACGTAACATAGCATACCTTCCTTTAGCTTATTGGTATTTAGGAAGGCTTCCATATCACTCATATTGGTAACTTGGATGTAACCACCACGTAAGTCATTAACGTCAGCTAACGGAAAGTTAGCATTGTTTTTGGGTTTTAATTGACCAATTACCTCAATATATTCATTCATGCTGATAAAATAAAAGGGCTATGTATAACCTACACAGCCCTCGTTTATTACATTACGCTACGAATAAGCTATAAAGTACTTCTAAGAAATCAGCTGCATTCAACTTTGTTCCATTAATTTCAACATCGTTACCTGCATTAACCTCAATAATTTGAGCAAAATCATCTTTACTCAATGTAGTATCAATTTGTACTTCTTCTTTTCCTCTCTTATCAACGTAAGCATTATACTCCTCATTGATTTGCTTATTCCAAGCCTCAACTTGAGCTTTATCTTCTTCAGTTTTATTCTCTTTCATTATCAGTTCTTGATAACCTTTAGGAGTTAGTTCCTTAACAGCCTCTTGTAAATCCTCTTCAAGCTGTTTTCTTACTTTACCTAACTCAATTCTCATACTCATTAACCTTACCTTTAGGTCTTTGCTGAGTTCTTTGTCTCCGTCTCTAAGCAGTACCTTAGTGATAAAGTTGTGCTTAACCATCATTTCATTTACTGTCATAAAATTAAACTGTTAATTGTTGTTTTAAAGCCGTTACTGTTGCATCTAACAAGTCCATACCTTTATCCTCTAAAGAACTAGGATAACTATTAACACTCTTGCTAATAAGTCCCTCTCCTTCTTCAGAATAACTAAATCCTCCAGTGAAAACATCTTCTAATGTGAAGAAAGACCCTGAGAAAGTAGTAATTTGGTTATCTCCAGTAATCTGTGCATCGCCTTCCAATTTAAGGTGTGCATCTTGATTCTTTACAGTGTACATTACTCTTTTATTAAGTAATTCCATAATTAAATGTATTTAAAATTAATTCTATTCTAAAATCTTCTCTTAAGTTTTCGGGTGCTAAGTTAGTGATAATTTACTAATATTCAAAACAAATTATCTTAAATATTCATAACTTACCATGATTGAGGAGCATACACCATCTTGAATACAAAGAATGTCTTTGGTCTCCAATCCTTTGATTGACCATTACCTGAGTAACCAGTTCTCCAGTTACCTCCTTGTCCAGCAGAAGTTGTACCATTTGTAGAGTGATTCTGACCTCCATCTGGTCCGAACACGTCTCTATCGTTAGCATTATCTGACTTATATCGTCCAAACCAGTGAGCGTGCCTAGGCATTTCGTAACCAGTAATGGTTTTACTATTAGCACCAGCTGTACTACCAATCCTATTACTTTCAAGTTCACCACCACCTGCTGTATACATACCATTACTATATGCACTGATTCCATTGTGTGCTAATACGAAGTCAGATAGGTTTACAGTATAGGTCATTGAACTAGAAGTAGCCTTGTATGACACACTTGACTTTCCTCTACCACTTGAATTAAATAGCTGATTCTTAAATGTAGTATAATCTGTACTAGTACAAGTATAGCCATTTACCTGGTAAACATAGAAATCTACTATCTCCCCAGGCACTCTTGCCTTCTCGAGTTGAGATTTTGTAACTGGGTCTAGATTCCAATCTCCCCAGAATGTACCTTTTCTAGTCCATGAGCTTCTATTAGAGTCTGAACCCATTAGATATGCACCTAAGGTCTGCCTGTTCATACCAAATGCCACAGCTCCACCAAGGTAGCTGCCCGAATAACAGTCACTTATAATCCAGTCTTTATATTGACTATTAGTACCAACTGTAGTATTCATCATTCTAAATCCAACCCAGTTATTTCCGAAGTAATTAGGATTTTGTTGACCTCCATTACCTGTGTACTCACCTCTCACCTTATGGGCATATGATGCAGAACCTGCACTTGTAGCATAAGCTGGGGTTAAAGTCTTGTTAGTACCACCAACCGTAATAGAGATATTATTTCCAGAATTTGATAGATTAGTGAATAATCCACTTGCATGGTATCCATCTACAGTATCAGCATTTGATACGATGTCCGCATTTGTAGCCCTATAGCAAGTTCCATATCTGCTTCCTGCTTCCTGTAAGTAGCATTCATTCAACTTACTAGTTCTTGGTGATACATTATCTGGATATGTACTATCTCCAATATTAGTTGTTGATGTATATACTGTAAAGGAACGACCATCAGTTGTCCTATAATAATATGATGTACCACCTCTCATATATAGTACTAAGGCACTTCTATTATTCCTCTGCTCTAGTCCATAACAAGCAGTTTCTCCTCCGAACGACGCAGCATATCTATATACTCTCAAATACCATTGAATAGCTCCCTGTCCTCCTCCTACCCACTCAAAGTCAAATTGGAACGAGAATCCAGAACTGTGGGTAGACCATGAAGGTTTGTGACCAGATTGTGCATCTGTAAATGTAACTCTAATTGGGGTTGTATTACTCGGATGTGCAATCATTACACATGGATACCACTTATTTGAATTAAGGGCACTTAAGTTTAGTGTTTGCTGACCATCCACTTTGTAATAGTTAGCAGTTACATCACCATTATAAACACCATCAAGTTTATCTGAGTTAGAAGCATATGGAACAGTAATATTATTAGTAGTACCATTCTTAGTCCATGTTAGATAGTTACCATTAGTACCTAATGCAGTAACGTATAAGGAGTTATGATTATGTGTACTCAGTGAAATTGGGACATCATCTACAGCAAACTGACCATCACTTCTCATACCAAACCTCTTAGCATATCTGTTACCCCAATTGAATGTTAATGCTGGAGAGTAACCCCAAGCTGATTGTTTATTAGTTACTAATCCCTGCTCTCTAATTTGTATAGCACCACCATAAGTATCAGTACCCCATGATGCCCAATTCATTTGAGCATTCTTAGAACCACCTACTTGTGAGTTAATCTCATCCTTGAATGCTAATATTCTATTATAAGAAGAACCACCATACACATTTCCTGATACATACACATTCTTGTTGAACCAGTGTCCTGCACTAGCATTAGTATTATAATGTGTATACGAACCATTCTCATTGCCGATAGATGAAGTAACACCATTCATAGTCCATGATAATTTTCCAGTCATGGTATCTCCAGCTTTATTAACTTTAGTATCGGGGTCAAAGTTACCAGAGTTCCATATAGTATAAACACTTCCCCAAGTTCCATCAGAGCAAGCTTTCATATATAAGTTACCGCCACTACCATAATCGTGGTAGATTTTAGTCTTATATCCAGTATCATTAGAATGGCTCAACGTCACACCATAAGCACCTAAGTTGTTATCCCTCCAGAACTGTGCTCTACTAATAATATCAGAAGTACCAGTAGACTCTTGAACTCCTAGGTTACCAGCTGCATATACAAATTGTGCTAGTGCCCTATGTCCACCCCCACCAAGTAATACATAACTATCAGAAGAACCTGTCTTTATCAGTCTAGAAGCTTCGAACCATTCATTGCCTTGATTACCTACTAGTTTTATACCTGCAGGTGCTCTATAAGAGTCATTATCAGTAAATATGAAGCTTACTGTCTGTGAGCCACCACTGCTGTCAAATCTAAGTCTAGGGTGGATGTTACTATTAGTCATATTTGCGCTAGTATTACCCTTTAAAATAATATCACCAGTTACAGTACCTCCAGTTAAAGGTAAGAATTTACCTTCAGCCCATCCAGTGGTAGCTAGCCGTGTCCAATTCTCCCAAGATGTACCAGTACCAAATCTAACCCATACATTAGAATTATCAGTAAATCCAAGCTGTGCACTTTTACCACCTGACCAGTCTGTAGTATCACCATACTTTCTGACAGTTAATAGTCCAATATAGTTTCCACCATCACTAAGATTAGCTTTAGCATTAGCTTTAAAGTCCAACCAAACACCTGCTGCATGTTCTTGTGGTGTAGATGCTGTTTCTCTACTATCAATAAAGTTTATAGTATTATGAGAGTGTTCAGTTCTTAATCCTACTAAGTTTCTGGCATCCCATATCTTATAGTCAGTTCCATTATACCTATGCTGTAAATCAGTTTCTCCACTTCTAATATATGTAGTACCAGCCTGCATACCAAGATATGTATAAGTAGTACCATTCCACATTACAAGTCCGTTACCATTAGTAGCTTGAATTTCAGTTACTTTTAAAGTACCTGTCATTGTGTCGCCAGCTCTATTTACAGCATTAGCAAAAGCTCTAATATTATCTCCGTTAAATACATAAGCCTTAGAGCTATCACTAGCCTTAGCTCCCCATATATGAGTTGGAGTAGCATTACCCCACTCCCAATTCATTGTAAGACCAGTATTTATACTATATCTCACATAATTAGTAAGTACATTTGGGTCGTTACCCCTAATAACATAAGTACTATCAAGGTATGTATGGAAATTAGCATTATCAATTATTGGAGTCCACTCACTTATTGTGCCAGCTTCATTTCTTCTATGCCACAATCCAGCTGTACCTGTGAAATTCTGAGCTAATTCAGTGTAATAACCAGTTGAGTTATTATGTAAGATTTTAATCCTATTAGACCAGGAACCAGATACAGGACCTTTATTTGAGTCTTGTAATATTCCACCGTAACTTCCATAAGTAGCATCCAATAATCCAGATGGGTTTAAATCTACTTTCAGAGCTGGACCACCAGGACTAGTAGCTCCTGCATAGTTATGCGTATGGTCTCCAGTAGAAACTACTTTACCATCACTATACAACTTGTTATCCGCACCTATATACACTTTGGAATTGGTATAGGTCTGAGGGTTATCTGTTTGAGTTAATGCCCCAGTTAGGAATAACTTAGTAGTTAACTTTTCAGTGGCACCAGCTGTATTCCTCGTGTCTTGAGTTGTTATTGATACTTCATTATTGCTACCTGTAAATGTAACGTTAGTTCCTGCTTTAAGAGTTTTACTAGGTGAAGTAGTTGGCTTATAAGTATCTATAACAGATTCTCCTTGTTTGAAAACCAGGTTATAGAAATCATAAGTTGTATCCTTACTACTAATAGTCACCTTCTTATTAGCTACATCAGGAGTTAAAGTTACATTAGTACCTTGAACTAGAGTAAATGAATTATTAGCTGCATTAGGGTCAAATGTAGTAACCTTAGTAACAGCTTCTCCTACTTGGGTTTGTAAATCTAAATTATAAATAGCTTGATGTTCAGTTAATACCTTCTTACCTAAGCTATACAAACAGTTGTCAGTTCCAATGTATACATACTGGTTACTGTAAGTTTGAGGCGCAGTAATCTGAGATTCGGCACTAATAAGGAACAATTTTGTATCAACCTTATTAGTAGCTCCAGCAGTGTTTACTGTATCACTTCCTGGGTCAGCAGCAATAGTTACATTACCCTGACTATCTCCAGTAACAAACACATTATCACCCTGTATAATATTTAGGACTCTAGCTACTGAACCATCAAAAGAATGTATAGCCTTCCCGTTATATTGGAAAGCTAAAGCATGTACAACTTTTTCGGCTGCAACAGCAGTAGCATCAGCAGGTAAGTAATCAACATTACTAAAGGCATTTTTACCCAAAGTCTTCAGAGTCCATTTATTAGCTTCTCCTGTAGATAGGATAGCCTGGTCAGCTGTACTTCCACTACCTGTTAATGTAGTATAAGATTGGATATGTCCATCTAATGCTAATATCTTTGTTGTTCCTCCTATGGTTAGACTAACTTTGTTATTGTCTGCATTTGAGAAGAATCCTCCATATAGTTTACCATGAGTCCACACTTCGCCAGTGTCCTTTATATAGACAACGGCTGACCAGTATATATCTCCACTGGTATCTGCTGCACTTGTAGGTAACTTCCATGTATTAAACACACTCTTACTAGCACAGTCAATGTATTTTGTTTTAATTAGCATATTGTGTTATCACAAAGTTAATAAAAAGGAGGAACTGAGTCCTCCTGAATTATCTTGAATATGTTATATTTCCACTTGAGTCTACAGTAGCCCATCCCGTTACTAATTCTCCTTCTATCCATAAGAAATCACTGGAGAATATTAAGTCTGCATTCTCTCCAATACTCTGGGGTAAAAGAGAAGATGTTGTATAGGCTAACACATCACGCCAGCTATTATCTGATATTGAAGTAAAGGTTAATGTATTTGTAGCATTATCCCAACTCAATCTCATGTTACCTGCCGCTCCAAAAGTTAAATCTCCAGAATCTGTAGAGTTACTTAGAATTTGAGCTGCTGGTTGACCAGAGTTTTGGTAGTTAATAGCACGCCATGTTTGAAATCCTGGAGTAATCCATGAAGGAGTACCATTATTATTAATAGTAAGTACTTGTCCTACACTACCATTAGTAAGACCTGTAATCAACTTACCTGTAATGCTATCAAACACAGCTAATTGCCCAACTACTGCTCTTGAAGGTCCACTAACAACTCCTGTAGTGTTTGTCTGCACAAACGTCCACTTAGTTCTTACTTGTGACCAAGTAGAGGAAGTGGCAGCAGGGGTACTCTCCTTACATATTAGCAAATCACCAATTTCTACTGGCTCTCCATTGATATATCCAACACTATCAGTATATGTACCAGTACCAAATGTCACCACGTAAGTATGACCAACATCAGCTGTGGGTGTAAATGAACCTGGACTTGTAGTACCAGCCTCAACTGCACCTTTATATAGCATTGCATTATTAGAACCAAGAATACTATCAGCATAGTCTTTAGCAGTCTGTATTGCATTCCATACCATTAAAGGTGAAGCTGCAATAGCTGCAACTACGTTAGTATCATTAATGTTCTCGTTATCACTTGATGGGTCAGGCTTAGTGTTAAGAATATCCTGTAACTTTACATGACCATACAATTTAGTAGAAGCACCACCATATTCTGGCTTTAAAGATATGTGAATCTTTGGTATAGCTTGACCTTGTACATCACCCTTTAAGCTACCAATAATGTAACCATCTAAGACTGATAAGTCTCCATGATTAACATTAACTGGTCCGTTAGAGTTCATACCTCCAGCTATTGTCATCTTCTGGGTGGCATCGTTGAATGTAAGACCATTAGCCTTTCTTACTTGAGAAGTATCTGCCGTATTACTAGCCTCATTATAAGATAGTAATATGTTTCTATCTCCCATTAAAGTAGACGGAGCTAATTGCTCAACATAATCTCTGATTTCTATGTTATGATTCTCAGCCAATGTAACGTGCCCAGTGGCATCTACTACAATATTCGGAATTACAAAGGTACTTGCATTTCTAAGATTAGTAGACTGCCCATAAGAACCTGGGACTACTCCACTGGTTTTGTGTAATAGCTTTCTATTAGCTGCATCCCATTCAAGAGGAGGTTCAGTGTCTACTCTACTAAGAGCATTACTACTAATAATAATTCTATTACCAACACCTTTTCTGATACTAATACTCTCACCAGCGGTAGACATTAAGAAGAATGAGTTACCAATCTGAACTTTTACTGAACCACTTACTTCTGATATTTCAATACTAGGGTATCCAATACTAAAGTAAGTTCCACAAGTCCACATTTCTCTTGTGTCTTCTATAAACACAATAGGGTTTAGACCCTTTGGAATACTCTTAATCAGAGGTTCAAACACCTCTTTCTTCTTTACATATGCAAACTTACTATCAATTACCATTATTCAATTATTTTAGTAGTTAGTAAGTTGTCTAATCTTAAAGCTGTTTGTGCTAGTGTTTCAGTTGGAATCACATAGTTACCAGTTGCATTTATAAGTATATCAGTACCATCTAATACTGGATTGGTCTTAATAGGCTTCTTGTTAACAGTCTTGTTTCCAATTTCATCAATCTTAGCTTGCATTTCATCCAACAGTTGTTGAACTTTATCAAGTATATCAATGATTTCCTTATTGTCCAAGAATACTACCCATTTCTCACCATCATATAACAACATCTTACTGTTGTCCTTAATCCAGATATGGTAAATAGTTGGAGGAGTCGTATCACCCCTCCAGAAATTTACCTGCTTATTGTTTACCATTGCATCTGCCATGTTATTCTAATATTATAGAAGCATTAGTAGTAATGTTATTAACAATCTGTTCTAATGCTGTAAGTTTATCCATTAGTAGTTTACCTTGAGCTGCTGATAGGGGAATGTCTGACCTGTCTGTTACTAAGTCGTTAGCTACTACACTAATAACTTCTTTGGTGTAGTTAAAGGATTCCTCAGCATTTCCATAGACTAAATTAAACTCCATCTTAAAATCCTGAGACGCTGATAGATGACATAGTAGTACAATATTAATAACTCTTCTGTCATTTATGTCTGTAGTGTCAGTTCCTACCTTATTGTAAGAAGTCAAGATGGTATCCTCATTATATTTAATGACCGTTGTAGAAGTTTCATACAATAACTCTAAAAATTCTACAGCTTCATCAATAGTACTAAAGTATGTACTCGGAGAATCACTGTTTACCATATCGAATGGTATGGTGCAATTAACATACTTAACTTTAATGTCTAAGTCATTTACCTCCCCTTTTATAGCAGAATCATCATAGTTAGTAAGACTATCTAACTTACTCTTATCACTGCTAGTGAAGTCATTAGAACTCAACCCCATTCCAGGAACCTTCTCAACATACTTACTAACATCAGGTATTTCAGATTTTAAAGCATATCCACTCAAATCAACTCCAGGTATTGCAGCTATTTGTTGTTGTACCCAAGTCTGTGAAGCTAGTCCCTCGATACTTGGGATAACAGGAGTATTAATAAGGTCGTTGTAGTCTTTAGAGAATAGTTCTAACTTATCAGCTTTACCGTTTAGTGTAGTTTCAATACCACTAATCTTAGTATTAATTCCACCTATAGTAGTATTCTGAGCAAGTATAACATCACTTAATTCCTTAAAGGTATTGTATGATGGGTCAGCACCTTCTAAGATTATATCAAACCTACTGTCTGTATAGCCCTTAGCTTCTAATAAAGCAGTACCAGCAGCACCAGCAACTTCAGCCCCAAGTTCATCTAATGTATATGTTGGTTTATTAGGTTGCTTAGCCCATGCAGGTACAGTAGGGTCAGTTTCAGTAAACTCAGTTAGATAACCTTTAGCTTCTAGTTCTTGTTCAGTAACTAGGTTACCTGGCAGTGAACTTATATATCCACTATCGTTCTCTAACTGTGATACTCTAGTTGGTAGTTCTGTTCGGTCAGCTTTTCCACTAATATCTGGAATATCAGTCTTGTTAGCTTTCTTAGCAACTTCACCTTCCAAATCAGTTATTGTCTTTCTGATGCCAGAGTCATTATAGTTAGTAAGTCCAGATAACTTGGCTTTCTCTTCTATAGTAAAGCTCTGTTCAGATAGACCCATTCCTACTTGTTTGTCAACCTTATTATTCCAGCTATCAATGTCTTGCTGATTTATATTCTTTGCAGCACTAGCAGCAAATTGAGGTTCTAACTCTTGGGTTAAATAACCTTTGGCTTCAAGTTCCTTATCAGTAACATACTCTTTAGGAACTTCAGTTAGGTACTCTGAGTCATTCTCTAATTGAGAAACCTTAGTAGGTATTTCACTCTTATCAGCCTTACCAGAGACATCTGGAATCTTAGCATCAACTTCTTGTTTAGTATAGTAGTTATTAAGTTGTATATCGCCACCTTCAATAGCAGCAAGTTTATCATCAACTTCTTCTTTAGTATATACTGTATGCTTATCAGCCTTAGCTGCTAACAATTCACGTATAGTTGTGGTATCAATACTTTCTGGATTATATCCACTCTGGTCAAGTATTTCTACAGTAGTCTCTCCTAATCCTACCTGTGCACTCTTGAATGTATAATATAAGTTACTAAATATCTCTTGAGTTCCAAGTAATTTAAAGCCACCTATAATGCTACTAACTCCTAAAACAGTATTAGAACCATTAGGAATCATTACATATATATACTCATTAGCTCCAGCATTAACTGTATAGACATTATCAATAGTTCTATCAAGTTTTGTATAGTCTGGAGAAGTTCCAAAGTAATTTGGATATTTAATGTCAAATGTAACAACTCTTGTAGCACTAATATCCCCATACTTATATTTAAGGGTAATTACCATAGATGTAGTCCTATTAGTAAAAGTATATTCTCTTACTTCTGGACTTAGTGCAACCCCATTAATAGATTGCTCTATAACTTCTTTATGGTACTTCCAAGTAACTTTTACATCTGTAGGTTCATCTCCATAACACATATATTCTGGGTCCAGAGATATAGCCTTGACGTTATCATCAATAGATGCTGCTGCTATTTTAGCATTAACCCATTCAGTAGAAGCAATTCTGTTAGAATTATCTGTCATCAAGGGCAATGTAGTAGTCGGAGTTCCAGCAAAGCTTGGAGAGAATATATCAGCTTTGTTCTTAAATCTAATTTCTATCTCACATGCCCATTGAGCGAGCTTAAGGTTAATTTCATCAATAACCTTATTAATATCGAAGGCTATTGAATCAGTTACAAAGGTATATAAATCTTTTTGATTAGACAAGTTACCTTTGATGTTTCCCCACTTTAGAGCATATTCATCTGCTATACCAAGATTGATTCTGGCTATAGTTCTCTGATATTCATCAGTTAACTCTGAAAATAGATTCTCCTTTTGAAATCCATCATCACCACCAGTACACCCATAATATTTAGAAGTATCACAGTCATCTTTAATACAGATATGGTCTACTCCTTCCTCTTCTACCTTTACACTGTCTATCTTGTCTATTGTAATAACATCATAGTCGGCACAAATTCCTTCTACTTCCTCTTTCTCTATAACACCATCTATTATCTTAGTATCTGGTTTTATATTAGAAATAGAATGTGGGTAGTCAGGTAAAATGGGAGCTTCTTGTTCTTGTTCGTCAAGACGTATAAACTCTGCCATATTTAGATTTGAATGATTTGATAAGCATATGTCATAGGGTCTAAGAAGGATATAATAGTAGCCTCATTAACCTTATGAATTGTTTTGGTAATTGTCATTGATAAACTGGTATCGCCAATAGGAAACACTTTATTATATAATGACCCTTCCATATAACATACATTCTCGTTAAACATATTATTAACTGAGTTCCACCTCAGAGTTGTATCATGACAGCCTCTAAGGAATGTATTACCCTTACAGTCAGCTTCCAATACATTATCATATGTATCTCCCAAGAATATATTATTAGTACATCCTTGTTTCAATTCATTATGCTTAGTATTATGTAATTCAGAGCTGTCAGTAATAACTCCTCCAGTTAAGTCTGAGAATGTATAGAAATCTCCATATGCTGCTCCAAGATTAAGATTAGTGTTGTCTAACTCCTCAGCTGTTCTTCTAAACTTTATATTCTTAAAGTCATAGTGAGCTGAATTGAAATGATTGTCTCTCATAAATGTTATTCTACCTTTAGTAGTAACTCCGTCTTCGAGAGTTTCTTTGGTAGGGTCATATTCAATAACCCAATCCTTCATTTTATCATTATCAATAACAACCCTTGGGTCTAGCCTATTATTAGTAATAGCTGTTACAATTAGCTTCCAAATAGGTGAGGGGTTAGTGGAGCTATCAGTGCCCCACGTAACCTTCTGACCAGAACTATTAGTAACATTAGAAGAATAAATAGTTTGAAAGTCTGTAATAACATACCTTGCCCCTGTTACTAAACTCTTCTTACCTATATTGTCATTGAGTACTGCGTAGGTAACTTCTAAGGGTTTGGATTGTCCACCTTCTCCAGTATAATCAATGATACCTATATTCTTTCTTAACTGTTCCTGCTCCAAATCAGTTAAACCACCTAGTAAGTCTTTCTTCTTGAAATAATTATTCAAATCATGAATACAGGCATAACGTCTTGTATCCCTTTCTATTGCCATGTTAATTATTCATTAGAAATTCGTATATTCCATCTATTTTATCAAAGTATTGACAAGTCTGAATAAAGGATATTTGATGCAGAATCATATCGTAGTTCTCAATATATCCCTTATTTAGCCTTTTAAGGAACTTGTCAAAGTCTTTGATTACTTTCAACTTTAGGTTAGTTATTGCATCCACAACCACCTCCTCCTATAGTGTTTTTGTCAATCATAACATCTTTACAAATTCCTCCGCACTGAGTAATGTCCTCTAAGACTCTCTGAGCCTCGTAGTACTGACCTAACTCAATTAAGTACTTAATAACATTAATTGCCATCCATATAATATCTCTATTATAGATTAACATCTTAACATCATCAGTTTTGTTCTTACATCTTCCTGGTAAGTCCCCTAAAAGATTCTTACACAATCTATAGAAGCATTCATTAATATGGCAAACACAGAATGTATTCTTATCGCCTCTGATGATTGTAGTAGTTTTCTCAGTAACAGTAGCAGGTGGCATGGCATTAACTTCCAATACTTCCTCTACAGTTACTCCTACTGACTCCTCATCAACATACTTCATAAATGATTCGGATTGTGTATCGTAGTAGTAAACAGAATGGTAAGCTGTCAATGCAGTAGGATTCCTCTCTAATACATATTTAAGCCATACGTCTGTTGGTAAGATTATGTGAGTTACTTCATATAGACCATCAATAGGCATCTCCATTTCGGATTCATCAATGCAGTCTATAACATGTTCTACAATATCATACTTCTGAGTTACTTCATCTCCTGAAGACTTAATACTTGTTATAGCATTAAGGGTAACTGTTTGACTATAGGCATAGTTACGAGTACTTACTGTGATTTCATCAGTCTCATTTAAGTACTCGTCATTATCCCTTTCAAGTCCAGTTATTGTAATACCACAAGCTCCCTTCTTGCATATTTTAAATACTGAATCCATAATTATACGTTGAAGTCAGCTCTTACTTTAGTTTTGATTTCTCCTACCAGTGTAAGATAATCTAGGTATTTCTGTCTATCAGTTTGATTATCAGATAAACCTAAAACAATACTATTGGAGCTGTTAATTAAATCAAACTCTTCATCTTGGTCTACATACTGTCTAATAACAGCTTTAATGCATTCTTTGTGGTCTGGTTGACCATATAGATGAACTTGTATATATGCCCACCTTGTTTCCTGTGTTACTTCCTCTGTCTCTGGGTCAGTAACATCAACTTCTTTTGACGTAATGTCATAATTATAGTAATATGTGCCGTTACCTAGCTTTTCTATTGAGTTAGGCTGTACATTCATTTCTACTCTTTTTGGTTCTAACATAAGGTCTTATTTTAAAATTTACTGGGAATGAATATCTTGTTAGAGAGTAGAATAACTCTCTGCTCTTACTCTCAAAGTAATAGGATTTGTTATTGTATACAAAGTTAACTCTAAAACACTTACTGTAACTAACCATATCAACAACATGAATATACTTGTTATAAAATCTAGAAATATTAGATTTCTTCCCATCCCAATTAGAGAATCTTAGACCTGTTTCTCTTTGAATCTTTCTTAACAAATTCTTAGAGTTGCAGAACTTCAACCAACCAAAGTAGGATTGCATTCTCCTTCTTAATTCTTGTCTGTCAATCTTACCAGACTGGTACTTCTTTACCAGTCTAAATAATCTAATCTTAATTGACTTCCTTAGTAACACATGGGTATGATAGAACCTATAACCTACAAAGTCTATACCTCTATCATCTACTGGGAATATTTGATAATTTGGTTTTAACCTTAAATCCAGAACCTCTTTCAAATACATCTTAATTGCTATAAGTACTGTTCTTAAGAAGTTCTTGTCACTGCTGAGAATTACAATATCATCAGCATACCTGAAGTAGAATTTACATTTTAACTCTTCTTTGACCCAATGGTCAAAATAAGCTAAGTACAAGTTAGCGAAGAATTGAGATAAGTAATTACTTATAGGAACTCCGTCAGCGGAGTAAATGATTCCAATGAGTAATACTAGAAGACTTGCATCCTTTACTTTTCTCTTAATGATTTCACATAGTATATCGTGATTAATGGACGGATAGAATTTTCTAACATCCATCTTCAAACAATAAAGAGTTTCATTGGGATGCTCAGTTAATGCTGCCCTTAAATCATAAGCTACATTATGAATACCTCTATCTTTAATACAAGAATATGTATGCTTTATAAATATTTTAGTCCAAATAGGTTCCATCACGTTCATTATAGCGTGATGTGTTATTCTATCTGGATAGTATGGTGGTCTAAATATTAACCTCTCTTTGGGTTCATATATTTTAAACGTACTATACTCAGAAGTCTCATAGACCAGGTCTTTTAGCTGTTCTGATAACTTCTCATTCTCCTCTTGTTTATTCTTGTCGTGCTTGAGGATTCCCCATCTAACTGACTTATGCTTCCTAGCTTTATCATCAGCTTTCTCGATATTCTCTATATCATAAACCTTATCATGTAAATAACCTATACGTTTCAAGTCTTATATATTTATTTTAGAAGTGTTCGAGACTAAACCTACTAACATCCAGTTATTAAATACTACGTTGTCTTTTGCCAAGAGGCAAGGGTACTATTTAGACTGTAAAATGAAACCAAATTACCTAAATAAAAAATATATAATAAGCCCACATTGGTATTACTGACTCCATTATTAGAATTGAAGTAGCTAAGACTAGCATTACTACCATTATTAGCGTTGCTGCTAACGATGAGTGTTTTATAGTAAATTTAACTTGTCCAGCACCAACAGAATGTAGGTAAATAGTACCCCTAATCTCGTATTTTATCTATTGTATATTTTGTTAAACTACCTTATTTAGTGTTCTGAAGCCCACATAGGAATAAGCATAACTGGCCACATTACCAGAACGGAAGTGGCCAAAACCAGCATAAACATCATAATTAGTGGCGCCGCCAATGAGGAGCGTTCTTAGTTCTGTGCTTAAAGCATTGCAGTAGTGATAGTCACACATGTAAGTAGTAGCAGTACCGCCGACCATTGAAGGTATGATTTCACCTGTTTCTCCTAGGTCATAGTCTTTTACCCATCCATCAGATACAGTCTCAGTACCAGCAACAGTCATTTTACCCTTAGCTGTATTATCATCTCCAAATGCTGTTGGGTCAGTTGTAGTGTATACACTACTTGGCTGATTAATGGCTGTTCTCTCTAAAATAATACCATCTAGGTTAGTCCAGACGTCTCCGAATGGATTATCAAATCCTCTCCATCTTGGAACCTTAAATGTCTTAGAGGCTACTGTTGTAGATTCGTTTATTACTGTTTCAGGAATAACTAAATCCTTAACTCCAGTAAAGTTACCAATATCATTACAGTATCCGCATGGTGTTAATGGGTAACAACCATTATAAGTATCCCAATCACTATTCCATGTAGTAACACCCTCACCTAATCCGCCTCGATGATAACCTTCAGCTGTTAAATCAGCAGTATAGACTTTTTGTGAGTTTAGTGTAGCATACTCAACAACCCAAGCCCAGTAGAATATCCACTTGTAATACTCATAGCACAACATTTCTGAACCAGCATTAGTAGCATAAGTTCTCATGTCAGCTCTTGAGATATTAGTTCTTGGTTTACCTAAGTCACTTCTAAATGCATCAGTATCTAAATATGTGTCGTTAGCAGTTCTATTACCTCCACCTCTGAACTGTGCTGTAGTATTAACTACTGAAACTGCTTTAGGAGTTGCAGAAACTGTAGTATCAACAGTACTTTTGTAAGCATCAACTAGCATTTCTGGAATTTCAATCCAGGTATTGTCCATCTTAATAGTAGACATTCTAACCCACCTCTTAGTACCTTCAACTCCAGACTTACCATAGAATTTAGGTATATGTACTCTTACGGTACCATCAGTTCCATCTAATACAGAAGGAGTTCCATCAGCTTTTTGTGACCAATCATTAGGGTTTAGATAATAATTGATTTCTGCACCATTAGCTACACAACCCTTATACTGAGATTGGATAGGTAATGACTTATGTAATAGAGGATTACCAATTCTAGTCAATATAGGGCTAGCTACTGTAGAATCCCATTCAACCCCATAAGAGTAAATGTCTTCTAATCCAGTGTAGTCAATTCTACCACCTCCACCTTGATTGTCCTGCCATTCAGCTGTACCGTCGCCATTGTTTACGAGTATTTGACCTGCTGTACCTCCAGCTGGAATATGTTTATTACCTGCTGTAGTTGGATGTACATAGTTGTTAGCATTAGCTGCTACACCTTGCAGTTTAGTCTTCTCAGCTGTTGTGTAGTCGTTAGTAGATAATTGTTTACCTTCAACCTTATCTACCTTGTTAGCTATCTTTGCTACTTCTTGCTTCTCTGGTGTTGTATAATCTTCTGTAGATAATTGTTTACCTTCAACCTTATCTACCTTGTTAGCTATCTTTGCTACTTCTTGCTTCTCAGCTGTTGTGTAGTCGTTAGTAGATAACTGCTTACCGTCTACCTTATCAACTTTTAGAGCAATAGCAGCTGTGCTTCTTGCCTCAGAATCCTCAATAGCTTTATCTACTTGTGTCTTGTTGTAATAACCTGTTAAGTCTACCTCAACGTGCTTATTACCTAAGAACTCCCATCCTGTCTTCTCAGTAGTAACCATCCATATATACTCATCGTATACATCGTTGGCTCTAGAGCTTTCATTAGGAACCATGTAAATGGTATTGGGATTACCCTTAGCTGGTAGTTCTGTAACAACAAGAACCTTACCTCCCGCATCAGCTATTGCATCAGTTACCCACTGTTCTGTAGCTAAGCCTTCAATTACCTTATTAACAGTAGTTGATTTGTTAGCACCATTTTGAACAATAGGGATTAACTCATCACCAGCCAGTGTTATAGCAGGGGTCATTTGAGAGATTTTAATGTCAGTTGCTGCCATTATTCAAATAAAATTAAATCACCATTTTCTGTAACCATAAATTTACCATCTTCTAATATAATGTTTGCCAAATCTCTAAAGATTAGACCACCATCTTCTGTAAGTATATTAACGCCAATTTCGGCAAGAATATTTCTAGTAACATCAGTAAGATAAATGTCTCCATTCTCTAACTTCCACCTGTCTATAACAACAGACTCATGTCCTTGTCTTTTGACTATTAGTGGATAGCTGCTGTTCTCAAATCCTTTTAATATTACTTGTCCATTGGCATCAGTTACGTACTCTTTACCCTTAAAGACAACTATAGCACCTACTAAGGGTAATCCAGTACCTTTATCTATAACTCTAACTACAACTGAGATAACCTTTAGATTGGCTCTCCCAATATGGTTACCAATGCCAATATAAATTCCCATGTTAGTTACCTACTTGTAATGTACTTTCAGGTACAGCTTTAATACCTATAACTAACTCTGGATTCCATCCAGGATAGAACACAGTAGATACATACTGACCTTCTGAATCTTTTAATAGTACCTCTACAGTTACATTATCTTCCGTAATGTTCTTAACAAGAACTGCATTACTTCCATAAGGTAACTCAAAGTCACCTGCAGGTAGTAGAGATAATCTACTTACTTGCAGGGAGGTTGGTCTTTCATTCTGATTGAGATTAATCATTCTTATGCGTTTTTAACTTCGTTATTCATTTGATTACCATCGAATAATTGAGCATATTCAATGTCTGTTCTCTTAGTATCGTTATCAGCATCACTTTGAGACTTGTCTCTTTGAGTCCTAGCATTATACCAGTTAATATCAGCTTCGTTCTGAACCTTTTGTCTTTCAATTTCCAATTTAGCTTCATTAAGACTTTCAATCTTACCTCGAGCCTGTTGTAATTGCTGTTGTAGTTGTTGGTTCTGTTGCTGTAGCTGTTCAAGCTGTTGCTGCATCTGACCCATCTTATTCATCTCCTTTTTCTTCTTAGCAAAGGCTTTAGTAACCTTAGCTTTAAGTTCAGTAAGACTTCTAGCTGTTAGAGCATCAACAATCATATCTGGGTCTAACTGACCGCTCTTTATAAGCTCAATAATGATTTGTTGAACGTTTTGCATTTCCTTCATAATCTGGGTACTTGGCACGATATGTATATCGTAATCAGTATGAGTAAAATGCTCTGGTAATGCAGTAAATACTTTCTGTAGTTTATCTCCTAAGATTAGAGTTCCAGTTAATCCTTTCTTCCACACTATCTTAGCTATATCAAGACAATCTCTAAGAATGTCTATTGATAATGTGTCCATAGTCTGATAGAATGGTTTAGTAATAGTGTATGAATTTCTAGCCCCAGCCTCTACGTTACTAACTGCATCTTTTTGCTGAATACCATTAAGTCTTTCTCTGAACACACCAGTGATAGATGATGTTTGGTCTTCCACTCTTTGTAGTGCTAAGTCAAAGGCTTGAATAGTCTGCACTTTAATAGTATCAGTAAATCCAGCAAATGAAGTATTGTTATTAAATGCCCTACCTTCCTGACTGGTATCTACTAAAGCTACTCCAGTCTTTTTAAATGCAATCCACTTCTGAATCCTTTCAGTAAGGTCATCACCTAATATTGTTGGAAGCATAGATAAGTCTAGCCAGTCACCATCAGTACCACTATTAGCTAAGATATTATCTCTAAAGTAAGTAATTAAGTCATACTTATCCTGTAGGTGAGCACATTGTAATACTAAAGATTGTGGAACATTGTCTCTATTAACCAGATATACACCATTAACAGACAACCCACACTTAGTAGGAGCATCCTTAGTTCTAATTACATTCTCTGATTTACCAGTAAGAACATATATAGACTGTCCTATCCTAACTCCCTCATACCTATTCTGAACATACTCATCACCTTCTTTGTCTATGTCAATCCACTCTGTTTCATAGACAGGTAATAGCTTATAGTTGAATGACTCATAAGTATCAGCAGGGAATCCTGGAACAATACCTTTACCAGCATCTAGTCCAGCACCTTCTCCTTCCATAATAGGTCTACATCCTACTTGGTTCTCCATAGCTCTAATATACATATAGGAACTATCGGAGTAGTGTTCGTACATATCCTCTAACTCAGCTCTACTCTCATCACTTAGGTCTTTGCCATATTCAACAAGAATTTGCTGCTTAGTCATCCACTTCCTAATTACAACTCTGTAACTATCCTTTACATAAGGAGATTCTGGATTTCTATCAACGAATGTATTCAATGGATTAAGTACATCAATAGTAATATTCTTACCACTTGCAGCAGGTTTAACCCTATAGAATGAACAGCCAGTAACAAGTAAATCTAACAGTAATGCTTTTAGTTTATTAGCTAAGTCAGTACTCCTTGATTGGATTACATACTCTATAACATATTGGGCAGCTTTCTCGTAATCACTAATGAAGTTATTATTAATATCTTCAATTAGCTTTTCTATATCTGCCTCAACAGAAGCATCACTAACATTACCTCCTCCTATAAAGGCTAGTATTTGATTGTTTAAATGCTTTTGTAAGAATGTATAGACTTGCTGACTTATTTCTAACTCCTTCTGTCTAGTAATCTTTGAGATTGTTTCTTTATCTTTACAAGATACCTTTGGAAGAATTGGAATGTCTAAATACTCTCCAATTAAGGCGTCAACGTGTTTCTTTATAAGAGGAGTGAACTCAATAGAAGTAGGATTACCTATTCCAAAGTTTTCTTCAAGATACCTAAATTGTTCGGCGTCTCTCTTACCGTTATAATAGTTGTATGCCTTCTGTAACTTCCATTTGTTGAAGACTAACTCATTTACAGCTTTGTCAATCTTCTCTATCAAATAATCATCACTTCTTTGCTTTGCACTCATCTTCGTAATCATATAATTGTATAGCAGTGAAGTATTTAGTTCTCACTAAACTTCTCTCCTTTAATTCTTTCTCAATAAACTTTATAAACTCCTCAGCCGTACCATCACATGCAATGGACAATGGCTTCTCATCTTTATTAAGTCCAAGGTCCATTCTGTATCCCACGTGCTCAGGTTCTTCGCCTGGAAATTTATAAGTGGTTTCGTAAACCTTTAGGACTCCTTGATATTCTACGCAATATAAAGATTTAATTAAATCTCGGATTGCTTGTTCGATGTCCTGTGTCGTCATAATATTGTATGGGGAATAAGTTAAACTTAGGTACTATAGACTGTTTGTCTGGAATAACTCCTTTATGTTTTATGCCATATTCATCAGTCCAGTAGCCAAATAGCTTCAACTTCCTACCCCTATTATCAGCTTCCTGTGGTGGAATACCACTTAACTCCTCATCTCCTAATTCAGCCATACCCATTGCTGCTACAATATCGAACTTTCTTTTATTCTCATATGAATAAGTAATAAGTTCGTTAATCATTGGCTCAAACCACATATTGTGGCAGTAGTCATTGATATAACAATCAATAAGGTCTAACTGGTGTTGAATAACTGCCTCAGTTGCAGGAGCACCAAATTGTCTACTTCTACCAGCTTGTATATCAGATTGAGTAGCCCTTGGTCTTCTCATTAAGAATCTCTCTTCCTTATGCTTAGTTCTAAACCATGTTAAGATACTAATACGAGTAGATTCCAAACAAGCTTTACAGTTATAGTATTCTAATATCTTTAGGGTAGTTCTATATGCTTCCTCAAGATTATTAGGTCTGTCTTTGTAGATACAAACATACATTGGTTCTTGTAATCCAAAGCATCTCTTCTTTACTACTACACAGAAGTCTGATGGGTCTCTAGTACTATCAGATGTATCATTCATACCCATGTCAATACCATCAATACCAGCTACATATAGATTTCTAAAGTCTGTGCCATTCTCACTCTTAATGGGATGTTCAATAATACAAACCTTTCCTTTATCACTAGGTATAAACCTTACTCCATTCTTAGCTTCTTCAGAATGTACATTGTTTTGAAATGTATATTCTAGCTGTCCCCATTTAGGTTTAAGCTCTTGTGGAGTAATCTTATGTAACTTAATAGCAGCTAACTGTTCTGTTAATAATACAGTATTGAATTGGTTATCACCTTCCAAAGTTAATGCTTCATCAGGTGTAAAACAATACTCAGCAGAGTATAGCATTAAACCTTTAGGGTCTGCAATCTTAGTAGCTCTCTTAGCCATGTAGAACTCTCTACCCTTTTCTGGGTCTGTCCATCCTCTATGGTCTACATATCCTGGAGCAGTAACAATAGTATATGCAGGAATGAAATATGCAGTTTCTACATAAGTACCTTCCTTAGTATAGTTATGCTTATATGGAAGTACATCATAACTTCTAGGGTCATGGAATGCAGCAGCTACACCTTCTAATGCGGGACCACTATCACCACCTGTACCCCAAGCCAGCTTAATACCGAATCTCTGTCCTTGAATATCAATCAAGGCATCACCCTGAATGAATGCTTTCTTCCAATTGGGCCAAGAACCACTTTCTTCGTACATCAGAATATCAGTACGGTCACCTCTAATCTTATTAGGTTTATCAGCTGTAATTCCTTCAATCTCAGACATCCATCCAGATTCTACACCATCTACATTCTTACTAGAAGCTCTCTTCCATTTAGCTGTGTTGTGTACTTGCCTTAACCACCTCATACCATCCTCAGTATTATCATCTAAATATGATAACTGAGTCCAGCATTTACTTAAAGTATCATCAACATAACCTTCTTGTTGTGCAGCTACTACCCCTCTAAAGTGAGGTCTAGTTGTATAACCATTAACAAGTATAGCAGCAGCTATTTCCGAGAATCCAACACCTCTGGCTTTTAAACCAATGGCATTCTTTCTCAGCATCTTACACAATTCTATATAATGGAAGTACTCATATTGTTTTACAAAGAAATTAGGGAAGTCTACTGAACGACCACCACCAGCCTTAGTTGCAGAAGATAGATTAGGTAGCTGATAGTAATTAATAAAGAAATAATTATCACCAGTAATAGTATAACCATTAACAGTCATACCATTTCTACATCTATCATATTCTTGGTCCCAAAACTCACCATAAGCCTTACCCATCAATGGTTCATTACAATACTTACCAGTAGTAGCCTTAGTCTTCCTAGCTTCCATAAACCATTCTGGGTCAAAGTCTAATCCTCTTGTACCATCAATAGGTCTGTAACCAGTGAGTTCATATGATAGGTTAGAATCAAAATAGTCTATCGGGTCTCCAATTCTGACATCCCACTCAACTTCCGTGAGCTTCTGCTCTAGTGTTCCAGTATTCTCCCCTACCTCAGTAACCTTTTCAACTAAGGCTTGGACAGTAGGGGATTCCTGGATTTTATTTTTAGGTTTCCTTCCACGTGCCATGTTACTTTAGTTTTGGTACATATCCCTCAACAGCACCAGCACGAAGACCTGTAGCAGCTTTCTGTTTCTTCTTAATACGGGCTTCTAAGGCATCTAATTCATCTAATACCTTAGATATAGATGACATTTCACCGATAACGTCCTTAGCTTTAAAGATTGGTTTACCAGTAATGGGGTCTCTTTCTTGTAAATCAGAACCCTCATTGAAATAATCAATCAACTCGTCTACCTTATTCTGAGCTGCCCTAATTAATTTAATGTCTCTTGCTGATTCTTGTATCTCTCTATATTTCCTACATGCAGCTCTAAACAGAGGGTCATTAAACTCCTCTTCTGTAATACCACTATCCTGTTTAGCAGCCTCATTGCGTTCTGCTTCAGTAAATTGTGAATAGTGTGATTGCCAGTCAATCATTAGATACATGTAGGTGAACTCTTTGAATGCTCTTAGCTTTTTAATACCCTTAGGGTCTTCCTTACTGATATTTCTATCATTAGTCCATAACTCAGCGAACTCCTTAATAAGAAGAATCTCTGGTTCGTTTAATCGCAGTTCATGATTTACATTATCATATAGAAATATTGTCATAACAATTATTGTTTAATTATACGTCTTTGGACTGTTCCTCCAAAGTAATTCTTTCCAATTCCCTTATTTTTTACAGCTCCTGCTCCACTAGCACTCTTCCCATTAGCCTGGTCTTTCATATCAACCTTTACTTTCTCATTATGAGGAAGTTTTTTATAGTCAGCCTTATTAACTACAGCACCTTTTTGGTCTTTAGCTACTGACCAAGAGTTATCTACGGTTCCTCCCATATTCTTTTTAACTCTCTTCTTAGCCTTACCTCCACACTTATCTTTAAATATATCTACTACTTTAGCACCCTCAGCTTTCTTCTTGCATTTAACACAGCCTCCAGCCATATACTTCTCAACCTCGTATCCTTCTGGGCACTCACCTCTAAGGGTTTGAACATAACTTAACTTGGCTCCTAATTTAGCCATTGAAATTTGATTACCTTCCATTGCTTTGTATTGTTTATAAAACTCTCTTAAATCGTTCTCTGATAGCTGTGCTACTTTGTTCTCAAAGTCCGCTTCATCTTTAGGGTTTAGGACTTTAATAAGATAGGCAGTGAACGCTTGTTGTTCTTCGTTCATCTGCCCACCCTGTTGAAACATACTTATCATACTTTAACTAAATCCTTAGTATTGTAGATAGCTTCCTGCAAAACTCCTTCTGTAGAGAACCATCTACATCTAATACCTTTAAAATAATCTTCTGTTACGTTGGGAACACCATGAGTTCTAATATTCATAGTCTCCTTCTTAACCACAATCATTACAGGTTTGTTAGGTATATCTTGTTTAAGAGTTACTACCTCACCTGGCATAAAATATACTTTCTCTTCCATTATGCATTATCACTTTTAAATTCCTTTGTATATCTATCTTTTAATCCAGAATTAACTACTACTTGAACTTGAGGTTCAGCTACAACTTCAAATCCTTGTCCGAAGAATGGAATAGGAACTCCACATGCTCTTCTATAGTAAATAATGTCACCTTCCTTTACAAATTTACATAAAGGACTAGCCTCTATTACTAATGCTTGAACTGATAAGTTCTCTTCTTGGTCCATTTCACCAGAGTCTGGATTCTTAAATGTACCTGTATATTCTGGAAGTATCAACCCTGACTCAGTTACCTTCATCTTCTGGAATGGGTTCTTAGCATAAGGTTGTACTAATATATAACTGTTGATAGGGACAATCTGTAAGTCCTTCATCTTCTCATCCATCATCTTAGCGTGTCTTTCCTGCTCATCGATTTTAGCATTCCACTCTGCCCTAGCTTCCTCAACCTGCTCGTTGAATTTTACTTTAGCATCTTGTTTAGCCATTTCAGCTACAGTAGGAGACATTATAAATACATCCCCATTACCCATTAAACTATTCTTACCATTAGCATCTCCTCTAACCAATTGATTCTTTGTTTTTAACACTGCTTCTACTGTACTTAAACTATTCATACTCATTAAAATTAAATTACCATTTTCCTATAGGACACGTTGCATTAGGTAGAGTTGTTTTAGCTCTTAGCCTGCATCCACATCCATTAATATATCCATCTTTCTTCTCTGTACTTACATCTTCATTGTCTGGGTTTATCCATAACTTACTGTTACAAATCTCACCCAATACCACACTCTTTTTATAGAGCTTACATTCTTTACACAAACGGATGCGGGCAGCAGATATATTCTGATTCAGCCCAAGCATCTCGTTAGTGTGTCCATTTAAAATAGCACCAAGACCCATATTTATTCTATTTAGTTCATAAAGTTGCTAATATCTCAAACCTAATTGTTTGAAAGATACTCATATAGGTATTATTAGAATTCTATAGGTCTCCTGCTATTCTTTCTGGCTTCTAATATAGCTTCTTTCTTATAGAACCTACACATTCTTTCCACATCATCCTTTAGATAATCAAGCTCATGTTCTGTGACATTTCCTTGATGGTCGTAATGTATAAGTAATAGTTTCTTAACTACGAACTTAGGATTCAATTTCTGAAGCATCCAAGCATAGGTTGATAACTGTAGTGCATAGTGCATCTTGTTACAATCCATAATGTTATTCATAGGGTACTTCATCATCTGACATTTCTTAGTTCTCTTATCAAAGAAGGATTTATCGTCTAACTTTTTATTAGTCTTGTAGTCTATGATATAGATGTCATTACCATCCTTAATCAGTAAGTCAATCTGTCCTGCAAGTTTAAACTTGCCATCATCTGACTTCCTATATATCATATACTCAGGGAATACTCCCTTCTCAATATCAAGTAAATCCTTATTGTGCTCCATTAAAGAGTCATTGGTATTTACTTCAAACTTACCTCCAAGTCCGAACTTTCTTAATTCACATTGTTTCTTAGAAGTATAATTATCTTCTAACTCAGCATGAATTTTAGAACCTCTTTCACAGGATTCAGCATTAGTCTTCTGCCACTCATCTAAGATGTCTTGTTGAGCCTTATTATAATCGTTACGAGTAAATCCATACATATTGCAGAAGTATTCTACATCTATCTTATGAGTGTTTAATAGTTGAGATTTCTCAGCTTTAAATTCTTCTGCTGATAACATCTTCTCTAATACCTTATAACCTGACCAGAAATCCTTATCAAAATCTTGACAGAATTTGCCAATTAATGTTGTTACTGATACATACACTCCATTTTCATCCCAGTACATGTGCTTCTCATCGTTGTAGCAAACGTTCTGGTTCTGCTTGTCCACTTTCATATAGCCTTTTAAATTTATCCTTTACTGAATTATAATCTAACCATGTTGTAAGAGGTTGAAGAGATGGAGCTATTATAGATTGATAATATCCCAGGTAATATTCCTTCTTCATAGGATAGATAACTACCAGCATTCCTACAGGTCCATCTATACCAGATAGCCTATAGAAGGCGGCTGACTTAGCATTGCTACGTTGTAACAACTCTACTAAGTTGGGCAGACTTGTGCTATATTGTTGAATACTATCCATTCTTAAGGACTTATTCTCATTTATCTTTTCAATCTCATCTCCATAGTTTGTATATTCTAGCTCCTTCCATATTCTTAAACAGCTCTTAGTATCCAGACCTCTCTTCTTCTCAGTTAGTGCTGTAAGGTATCTATACGATAATCCATGAGTACTAACCGAGGAATTGTGATAATTCAATAGGATAACATTAGACGCATCCCTGTCCTGTACCAATATTCTTTCAATGTATTCATTAATAGAAGGGGAGGTTATCTTTGTATATTCCTCAGCGAGGTACTTTTCCTGCTGGACTTGTTCAGTATAATCTTGTAAGATAAGTTTCGTATGACCTCTAAAACTAGTTTCCACTACTATCACTGATAAAACTATAATAATGACAGTCTTAACGTTTGGACCTAAGTTATTAATCCAGCCATAAATTGCTTCTAGTCTACTTAACGACATTAATCTATTTCCTTTAAATGTTGAATGTTAGTCCGTCTAAAAATAAACTCTAATTCATTTTCATCAATCCATTATTTATAATTTACTGCCTTTCATTTGATAATGTGCAAATTTAGCTTTAATTTTGTAAATAAAAAAATGAAACATAAACTTATTTAATTATGGAACTAAATCAGAGAGAATTGAATGCAATGTACGTCTCTTTAAAGGAGATGTGTAGTAATGTAGATTTAGATAGTATTCCTATGTTCAGACAAGGGAGTAAGCTAATACCTAGATGTAAAAATGGAAGTGGTATTCATATTAAGAAAGAGAATAGAGGTAAGTTCACAGCATCTGCCAAGAAAGCTGGACAATCAGTACAAGAACATGCTCGTTCTGTACTTAATAATCCTAATGCTACTCCATTACAGAAGAAGAGAGCTAATTTCGCTAGAAATGCAGCTAAGTGGCATCATTAATGATTAATTATGACAGAGAATGCTGAAACAGCTAAAATTAACAAAAGTTTATTAAGGGAGAGGAAGAAAGAATGTTGTATATGTGGGGAGACTACTTACTGCTGCTTAGAGTTACATCATATAAGGAATAAACTCTATACAATATCCAGAGCAGTTAAGAACCTTCCCACTCCCCTTTTTATAAAGGAGATGAATAAATGTATAGTAGTTTGTTCAAACTGCCACAAGAAACTACATAATAATATTATTAGATATGAGGATAAAGAAGTTACAGGAAGGTAATATGATAGCTAAGCAGGATAATACTAGAGTATCTAAACTTATTATTCCAGAAATTATTAAGGCTAAACCTAGACAAGACCAACTTATTGATTTGGGAGGAGAACCTTCTACTGATACAAGAACAGCTGCTGAAAGGAATAGAGACTATTGGCATCCCATTAAAGGAGCTAAGGAAAGATTTAAATCTTCTATGAGGAATGGAACTAATCCATTAGTAGGCTTAGAAAGAACTGTAATGCCTGGTGCTGCATTAGTAACAACTCCAGCTACAGTAGTAGGAGGTTTATTAGGAAGTGAAGCTGTTAATAATGCTACTGGTGGATTTGGTCAATGGTTGGAAGGTAAGGTTGGAATACCAGCTGACTATGCTAAGAGATGGTCTGGCAAGAGTGTAGCAGAGGGAGTTAGGGCTACTAAACAAGCTGCACTTATGGATAAGGTGGGAATTCCATTTATATTACAGCAAGAGAATCCTATCTATATAGGTGGAAGAAGACAACCTATGATGCAAGGTGCATTATTAACTATGAAGAAAGGTGGTAGTCTAGTATCTGATGGTAGAAGATTCAAGTTTAAAGATTCTACACTAGTAAAGAACTCTAAGACTCTTAACAATAAGAGAGATATGAGGAAGAAATTCATGAAATCTGACAGACCTACATATAGTAACAATAGAGTTAGGAAGGGACAAGAAGGATTACGATTTACTAGGTATGATGTTATAGAAAGACCTACTCTTAATATGGATAATACATTTGAAGAATACAGATTCCCAGTTGATAATACTCCAACTTATACTATTAAGAGAGAGGAAACTCCAGTAGATGTACAGCAACCCATTATTAAAGAAGAAGAAACACCTATTATGAAGAGAGAGTTATTCAACATCAAACCATCTAAAGGATTAGATGAGTTTAATAAGTGGTACGATGAGGTAGAACAAGAAGACCCAGAAGCTAAGAACTATAGACAATTCCTTACTAAGATGGCTGAACAGGAATCTGGATTTAATAGTGCAATACAAAATAGAGCTGGCGCTCCTGCCTATGGCTACTTCCAATTCATGCAAGATGGTAAGAAATATAATAATATTTCTGCTTATGCTGGAACAGATGTAGATACATTTAGGAATAATCCTAAACTACAGATTAAAGCCGCTATTAAATTAGCTAAGCAATTTGAAAGAGGGTTTAATAAACAAGATTTAGAGCTAGCTGCACAAAAAGGATATACTAAATTTGGATTGTTAGGTGGGGCATGGTTAGCTGGTAATGGTGGAGTTAGAAAGTATCTACAAGGATTGGCTAACCCATCTGATAAACATTGGAGTAAATCTGGAAGTGGAACGGATGTAGCTAGTAGAATACAGATGTTTAATTTCTAAGAACATGAAATTTATAACCTTTATAAAGGGGATGGTTACTTCACATTCTGGTATTAGTAGTAAGAGAGTGTGTGGAGTATTAGGATGGATAGTTGCTATAATAGTGTTACTATATTGTACTATTCATGTTATCCAAGCCCCATTAATGATAGATACATTCTTAGTATGCTGTATGGCATTACTTGGTATAGATTCAATAACTGGTATTTGGAAGAAATTTGATAAACATGATAGACCAAATAAAGAAATTCCTGAAGGGTGATAAAATATTACATATGATATGCTGCTTTGCTATTGTAGTAATATTTGGATTAATCTTAAATATAGTTAGTGGAATTGCTCTAGCTCTAATAGCTTCATTTGGTAAAGAAACTTATGATGAAGTAAAATACAAAGGTTGGAGCTGGGATGATTTGCTAGCAGATTTATTAGGAATAGTTTTAGGAATCTTAGTACTATGAATTATAATCAAGCTACACTTCACGCTGCTACTGGTAAGATATTAATGCTTCCAGGTTGGCACGGATACTTTTATTGGAACTATAGTACTAAGGAACTAAACTTTAGAGATGGCGATTATCATTTAGATAGTAAGCAGTTACAAGATATGAATATCAGAGATAGGAATGATTGGTATTATATTACCTAAGTTTTATTAACAATTAAACACAACACAATTATGAGACATTTTATGATGGACGTTTGGACAGAGGATAAACACTCTAAGCCATTAAAGACAATTAGATTTGAACAAGACCACTTCCCTACTGAGAAGGAATGCTGGCATTGGTTTACTAAAGACGAAGATGTAGAAGTATATATGAAGAGTGGTATCTGTGTAAAATTCAATAATATACATGAGTATCAGAAATAAACAAAAAGGCGGCTCTAGCTTAATTGCTAAAGTCGCCTTTAATTTTTACTGATAGTATTGAGTCTTCCCATTGTGTTGAGAAATTCTTTAGAGCATATAATATATTCTCTCCGAGTCTATCTAAGGATGATACTATCTCATTATATGGAAATGGGTCTATAACTCCGTAGTCTACACCATATCCTCTAGTTCCTCTTACTATTATAATGAATTGCATCTTCCCACAAATACGAGAATCGGATAACCATCTTCATCTAATTCCTCATTATACATCTTGTTAGATGTCAAGTTAGAGTAACATACTTCTAGCTATACTGTTATCTAAATCACCTTTCTCTATTAAAAGAACTTTGTCAGACCTGAATACTTTCATCCTTAGTCTTTATATATAGTTGGCAATGGCACATGCCCTCTTCCATTTCTCTAAACTCTTTACACATACATACTGTATCATCGCCCCTTACTAAGGACAGTATCTTTTACCATACTTCTCCTTGTTCCTTTGTAAGCCTGCTAATACAGCTTCCTTTATGTCAGTAATTCCTACCATATGTTTCAATTTCTAACGCTCTTCTCTTGTCATTCTTTATCAATTCTGCCATCTGTTCATAAGCCTTGGCTAAGTGCATATGTAATAACTCCTCAGCAATTTGAGGATTAGTTGGAACTGTATGAGCAATTTGTACCGTTCTGTCTCCTTCTCGAAGGACTATATAGCACATTCTATCCCTTCATTTATTCTTCAGCTTTTCTTCTAGCTCAGCTATCCTCTTCTTTAAAGAATCATTCTCTTTAGCTAGTTCTATGTTATCATTCTTAACCTGTTCTGCTTTCTTCATAAACTCTTCTACACCCTGCTCAAACAGAGTTAGATTCATTTTAATTTGTCTGATTTCTGGAATCATTGTTAAACTTATCCTCTAGTTCATTAATAATTCTGTGAAGACTTGGAATCTTACTTGTAATAATACTATCCAAGTAATCTTTAATATCATCCAGAGTCATTGCATCAAATTCATCTTTAGATAAATTACGTGATTCAATTGTCTCTATAAATACATCAATAGCATCTTTAATAGCCTGTTTGTCTCTTAGTAGCTGTTCATGCGTTAGATGAACATTAGTAATCTTAGAGAACAATGCTGGATACTTAGTAAATATCTCTTCCAATTCTTCATCACTAATTAGCTGTAATAGTTCTACAGCTTTATTATAGAGTACTTGTGCCTCTACAACATCATACTTATCAAGTATAGCTTTTAATTGCATAGATTTCTGTAAATATTAGATAGTGTTAGACAATGCTCAATATTAGCACCATTCTCTAGTCCTGATATGATTTTATCTAATACTGTCAGTTTAGCCACCATAGCCTTACCCCATACAATAGAATCCTCTTTAGGTTCGCAAGAACCACACTGACATTTACAACCTTCTTCTGTTGTTACAATTTCTTTTACTTCTTTAGCCATAATTCAAAATTTTATAATTAATACGTTATTTCTTCCTTATTGTTTGGTAATACAAAGATAATACATTCTAAATAGATTACCTAATGAGTTATACTTAAATATACTTAATATAGGTGAACTCAATTACTAGGTACTCCAAAAATACGCCCCCTCCCCATTGAGGTGACCAGTCAATAAATATTTGAGTTTTATTGGTAGATAATTGTTAGATTTGCAATTCGCGAATTGCAAATTCTTTAGTCTGAGTTTGTCATGGGATATGTGAGAGGAAGCTATATTGTAAAAGGAAGTTATATTGTAAAAGGAAGCTATATTGTAAAAGGAAGGGTAGTAAGAGGAAGGGTAGTAAGAGGGAGTTA